AGTGTTTTGAATCAAAACTATGATAACTTTGAATGCATTATCACGGATGATTGTTCTACAGACAATACTGTTGAGATAATTAGTTCATTCATATCTGAAAATACTGTTGAAGATTATTTTACTCTTCGGAGAAATAAGAAGAGAATGTTTGCGTTGTATAATTTGCATTGCATGATGCTTCAATCGAATGCAGATGATGAAGATGTGTATATTACGTTGGATGGAGATGATTGGTTGAATGGTGATGATGTTTTATCTCGCCTGAATGATATTTACGAACAAGAAAGCTGTTGGCTGACCTATGGAAGTTATGTCATTTATCCGGGTGGTCAGGATTCTTCTTTTCATGTGAACGAATATCCGAAAGAAATTATTGAGTCTGGAGATTTTAGAAAAGATCCCAAGTGGAGAGCAAGTCATCTTCGTTCATTTAAACATAAACTTGCAAGGCAATTGGTTGAAGATGATCTTGTGGATGATGAAGATGGTAGCTATTATCAAATGGCATATGACCATGCGCTCATGTTTCCTTTGATGGAGATGGCCAGAGAACGAATAGCATTTGTTTCAGATATTCTTTATGTTTATAATGACTCTAATCCGATTAATGTTCATAAGGTGGATAGACAAAAGCAGATTGAGGTGGCAGATAGAATTCGTTTGAATCATTTAAAAAGGGGGAAGATTGAATGGTAACCCTGGATGAAATACGAGATGAATTTTTAAGATTAGAAAAAATTAGAAGAAATAACAATTGGTCTGATCCAAGAGATTCTGATAATTATATATTAGCAACACATGAATACTCTTTTGGTAATAGAAATTATTATAAAGTGTTGGATGAGAATTATCAAAAATATAAGGATCTTCAAGCCTCACGGGGAATTGAGGATATTGTAGATCAAGACGTTGAAGAATATCTTGTTACTTTTGAACAATCTGTTTATTTATTGGAGTCCAAAGATAAGGAAAGAATTAATGAACTGGATGCTGTTTTAGATTTGGATTCTATTGATTGTTTTGTTGAGCTTGGTTTTCGTACACCAAGGCTTCTAAATTATTGGTCTTCTGAAAAAATTGGAGTAAAGGGATATGATGTTGTTAAGATCAATGTTATGGTTTCTGAATATTTGGGTTGGGATGCAGAAGAATATGATTTAAGTTTGTGTGAGTATCCTTTTGAATTTGAGGAAAATTCTTTAATTGTTTCATATCATTGTTTTGAACATATCTGTGATCCATTAATGGCATTGCATAGAGTTTATTCTGACATGAAATCAAATTCTTTTTTTCATATAGAAGTTCCAATTGAAAATCAGGTCATTCCCAATTTAAGATATGCACATGTGCAAACTTTTCATTCTGGGGATTTAGAATCATTGTTGACGGAAGTTGGTTTTGAAATTATTAATCATTCGGGTGGCCCCGATGATAGATTTTTGGTTAAGAAATGAATGTTTTGTTTGATAATGTGGATTGGAATTCTTCTGCTGGTCCGCATTGGTTTGCCCAAAAGTTGGCAGAAAGTTTAAAGAAGAAAGGACATGGAATTAATACGGGGAATGATGATGTTCAATTGTCCATTGTTATGGCATCGCAGAGAGTTGAAGGATTGCCATTGATTCAACGATTGGATGGTATTTATTATGATACTGCCAAGGATTATGTTCAGATGAATGCACCAATCCGGGCAACCTATGAAATTGCAGATGGTGTGGTGTTTCAATCGGAATGGAGCAAGAAGTTGGTAGAGTCCCAATTTGGACCGGCAAAGAAATTTGCAATTATTCATAATGGGTCTGATATTGAAGTGATTCAAAATACTTTGCCAGCAGAGGGATTGGATGCATATGAGAAGGTGTGGTCTTGTGCGTCAAGTTGGTTTTATGAGGATGGAACCCAGAGATATATAAAACGCCTGGAAGAGAATATTCGTTATTTTCAAGAGCATTCAGGAGAGCGTGATATTCTTTGTGTTGCTGGGGATGTGAGAGATTTTCAAAATCCCGATGATGATAAGATTCTTTTTTTGGGAGAGATTGATATTCCGAGTTTATTTTCTTTGTATAAACGGTCTGATTATTTTATTCATTTGGGAAGGTTTGATAATTGTCCGAATGTTGTCGTTGATGCTCGCGCTGCCGGGTGTCATATTATTTGTAGTTCTCTTGGAGGAACAAAAGAAATTGCTGGAATTGATGCAACTGTAATTGAAGAAGATGAATGGGACTTTGTTCCGTTTGAATGCAATGTGCCTACTCGTTTAGATTTCACTCGAAAAATAGAGAATACATATGAATGGATAACGTGGAGAAAGGTATCAATAGATATTGTTTCTGATAAGTATTTGGAATATTTTGGAAAGTGTGTATGAATATTATAGTCGTCTTAAAGATGACTGGAACTGGGTGTGATCCGAATAGTTATGGTTCCCATTATGACCCAGAGCATACAAAACAATGCATTTTGAGTTCTGAATATTTTGGTGTTGATGATAATTTGCATATCGCAAATCATGCGCCGGGAACAAATAATTATTATGTCGATGTTCTAAACAATAATACAGATATAGATACAATAATTTTCGGAACAATGAATAGGGAAATATTATCCTTTATCGTCAACAACAGAAAGTATAAAGTCTATACATGGTTTAATGGGCATTGGGATTTTCCTAGTACAGAGTTGTCAACAGACGGGTTCATGCAGTTTGTGTCAGCCGGGTTTGAGCAGAGTAATATAGTACCGAATCATGAAAGATTATATCATCTTCCTACAGGGTTTCAGCATGATGTACAGATAGATCGCATTATTCCAGAATTTCATGTGACGTTTAGCGGAACATTCTTTAGAAATAAAAGACAAATATCTCCACACTATAGGTTTGATGTATTACAATATCTCTTAGAACATGGTCTTAGTGTTTTGGTGTTTGATGGTAAGGCTGACAATCCAGAGGAAAAGTATTATATAGATAGACTAAAATCTATCGGTAAAAATTTTGAAGTTGTTAATTCTTGGGCATCTCCATCCGACTATCATCGTGGTTACTATGCATTACACTTTCCGTTTCATTACAGCGGCGGAAACGATAAAGGTATTGGCACTGTTGCATATGAGAATACAGTTTGGTTTCATAACTGGGATATTTTTAGAATACTTGGTTCCGGCTGTAATTTAGTTACATATGATTGTGTGGAATTAAGAGGTCTTGGTTTAAACGATGATAATTGTTTATTTTATAAAAATAATCCTTTGAATGTGAATGGTATGTGTGAGGATATTTTTGATCTAGTTTTATCTGAGACTAGAAAACAAATCCCTGTTGAGGTGTCTAGCAAACATAGTTATGCTAATAGGTGGAATTTTATATTATCTAAGGTGAGCAAGAATGAAAATTTACTTTAACCGAAAACCTGTCTCTGGACCTTGGGGCGGTGGAAACAAGACAGTAAACTCTTTGGTAAATAGGCTTCATGATAATGTTGTCTTCGACTTAGAGGATGATGTTGACATTATATTTTGTGTAGACCCAAGACCAAATGAAGATGGATTATGGTATCAGGACTTTTTAGATCATAAATCAAAATTTGGATCTAAAATAATTCAACGAGTTGGTGATGTGGGTACACACGGAAAACCAGAGCTAACTGATCTTGTAAAACAAAGTATTCATTATTCCGACCTTTGTGTTTTTCCAAGCCAATGGGCATTTGAGTATGTTAATGCTTCAACAAATTCTATAGTTATTCCTAATGGACCGCTTTCTGATTTTTATCAGTTTCGGAATCAAAGTTTAAAAATATCTAAACCTATACGGGTCGTTACTCATCATTGGTCTGATAACGACAAAAAAGGATTTGATATTTATAGTTCTTTTAAAGATTTTGTTGATGAAGATTTTTATTTTACATATATCGGAAGATATTCAAATAAGTATTCTAAAGATGGTATTGATTTTATTGAACCAATAGATACAGAATCATTAAAATCAATTCTTCCAGAACACGATGTATATTTGACAGCCTCTCAAGAAGAAGCTGGGGCCAATCATGTACTGGAAGCTATGGCGAGTGGGCTTCCTGTGGTTTATAGATCCGGTGGTGGAAGTATTGATGAGTATTGTTCGGATGAGTTTGGATGTGTATCATATGAAGGACTTGGGGATTTGTCCACTATTTTGAATGCTGTTGTTGATAATTATGAACTATATAAAAACAAAGTTTTAAATTATCAAAGAACTAACGAAGATTTGGTTGATGAATATCTGGAGGTTATTGGGAATGTATAAAGTCAATATAAGCATTGATGATATCACACCACACCCACATTCATCTATAGCAGTTTTGGATAGATGTTTTGAGTTGATTGATATTTTTCCAGATATTAAGTTTACGTTATTTATTCCTATTGCGTATTATAGAACAATTCCGAGTCCTTCACGATCCGTTTGTGAAGATCCCATGTATATTGATTTGTTTCCAGATTTTTGTGAAAGGCTTTTAGAATTATCTGATAATAATTTTGAGTTAGGTTATCATGGATTATATCATGGGATATCGGGAGAGACAAATAACGATGAATTTCGTTCCTTGAGTTATAATGAGACGTATGAAAAATTTAAAGAGATGTTTGATGTTTGTGAAAACGCCGGGATTATCAATAAGATGAAGCCAATCTTTAGGCCGCCTGCATGGAAAATGTCTCCTGAGTCTATCCATGCGTTGCGGGATTGTGGTATTAATATTTTTGCATTACATTCTTCTTCTGAATATATGAACATATATAAAAGTGAACAAAAGAAAAAAAATGATGTTGTGTATGCAACTTGTTATCCCCCACACGAAAAACTTAAACTGACCAATAAAACCGAAATTGTGTATCATGCGTGTGATTGGGATAGAAATTATTTGAGTGAAGATTTGTGTGTATCTTTGGAAGAATTTTTAAATTCTTCTGATAATTATGAATTTTGTTTTATGAAGCAAATGTTATAGGAGATTATTATGCGTAATTGGGGTGAATTTATTTCACGATTTTCTTTAGAGTCTTTTCATGACCCCGATCTGGTTAGAGATTATGTTAATTTTTTTGAATTTGATAAGTTTGTTTTTAACTGCGATGAGGATTCAATTCCATCAAAACAGGAATCTTTAGGATCACATATGATTTCGGTTATTCCGAATGAAAGCAAACCGTTTGAAATAAAGTATGATGATCTGGCTCGTTTGCATTATCTCATTTTAAAAAGAAAAGTATTAATAACACTTGAATTTGGTAGTGGATATTCGACTGTTATAATTGCTCATGCGAATTCAATTTTAATGAGTGATTTTTATGATTTGATTAAGGATGAGGTTCGGGTGGATAATCCGTTTCATGTATATGCTATAGAAGAAGAACAAAGATTTTTAGAAACATCTCAAAAAAGATTAAGTGATGCTTCTCTAGCTTTATTTGCGACTGTTTCTAGGAGTTCTGTGGATATGATTTTGCATGATGGTCGGATCGCTTCAGTTTATTCTCGTTTGCCAAATGTTTCACCAGATTTTATATACCTAGATGGCCCATCTCAATATGCAACAACAACTGATATGAATGGCTTTAATTTCAATAGTCCCTGTCGAATGCCAATGTCCGCAGATATACTTCGATTTGAGTTCTTTTTGGAACCGGGAACATTGATTTTAATTGACGGCAGAACAGCAAACGCGAGGTTTTTGCGTTCATATCTAAAGAGAAATTGGAACTATATTCATGATCCTGTTGGTGATGTTCATTATCTTGAATTGGTAGAAACACCATTGGGTAAACATAATAAAGCTAAGATTGATTTTTGTCTTGGTAGTTCTTTTTATGAGAATCTTTAATGGGCAGAACAAATTTCATAATAATTCCTTGGTATAAATCGTTAATAAAACCTAAAGGGGATGTTGCCCTTCTTGGTTTCTCTGATAATAGTTTATTCTCTGGCGATTTGTATGATCGTGTTTTGGGTAATTGGGATATAAACTCTGATTGGGAGTTGCCTAAGATGTACGATACGATCATATGCACCCGATGTGCTTATTTCTCATATCGACCAGAAGAGTTTATTATCAAGTGTCACAGATATTTAAATGATGATGGACTTCTTTTTGTTGACTGGGGATTGGGCGACCATTGGAGATTTCCTAATTATAAAGTTGGGTGGAGAAAAGACGGAGAGCATGAATATGCCTATGGTGAGGATAACTACTTGTGGTCAACAGTTTGGGATGAAGGGTTTTTGAATAATGATCAGTATCAGCTATTTCAAAATCGAATTTTAAAATTTGGGTACGAAGATGTATCAAGAGCAATTCATCAAGAAGTTCCCTCAGTGATGCATCTAAATTTTGTTCAGCATCATTTTAATGTTGATGTAAATCTTTTAAGTTGCTGGGAAGATAGACCGCAACTATATATTTTGATTAGTGGAATTAAGAGGAGTTTTGATTAATGTCTGATTTAGAAACAGATCGGTATTATAAGCTTGAGACACATGTAGATGAAATACTTTTAGATTCTTATAGAGATGCTCAGATAAAAAGACACTCCATAAAATCTCAAAAGACAAGAGATGCATCTTATTATGAAAAAATTTCTGAAAAAATTATATCAAATACAGATTCTGTATACGAGATGATTTGTTTAGGTACAAGAAATAACCATGAACGAGAATGCTTTAGAGATTTTTTGAATAATGAGTTCGTGTATTCTTTAGATATTGCCGAAGACTCTGGCAGTGATTATATTTGCGATTTTAATTTCTTGCCCGATCATTGGTCGGATAAGTGGGATGTTTTGTTTTCAAATTCTATTGATCATGCGATAAGTGCGACAGATGTATTTTTTGAGTGGATTCGTGTTGTAAAGCCGAATGGTATTTTAGTGATTGGTTTTGATTTAACTACAACAGGTGTGGTTGAATCGGATTGCAATACCTTTACAAAAGATTCGGTCAATTCGTTTTTTGTTGACCAGTCTGACCTTGTTGAAATTGTTGATGTTATTGAATGTGGCTATTATCATGTTATAGCAAGGAAGTTGTAATTATGAAATATGATGTTGTTTTGTATTTTGCTGGCGTCGAGCATTCTCATGTCCACAAGTATTTAAGTTTACATAAGAAGTTATCCAGTAAGTGTAAATCGCTTTTATTAATCTCTAATACTAGGTGGGGAATATCTAATGATAGCTTGGTGTCGAACTATGGTCAGCATTTAGATGATGATATTATTTCGGTTAATGATGATGAAGCAGTTTCCATATTAAAAAGCTATCAGTATCGTTTGGGTGTATTTTCTTCTTCTTTTAGAAAACATAATTTTGGTAGTATAAACAATCGCGATATATTAGCATCAAAATCAAGGGGCATTAAAACGATTCAAATTTGTGAAATGCCTGTTATGGATTTTTATTACGCAGGTGCTGATATTGTTAGTTTGGTTTCTCCGCATTTTATTGGATTGTCTGATAGGCTTTTTTCTTGTAGTAATGTAATATTTTCTAATGCTTTATTGTGGGATGATATAGACACATGCTTACCTTATAAACTGACAAAGAATGAATTTTTAGATAAATATGATTTAGTTGATGATAAGCCTATAATTCTTTGGTGTCCAAGCTCTGCTCATTCTCATGTTGACCCAAGATTTGGGAAAAGGCAACAGGATGTTTATAGGCACGTTTGCAGCTTAGATAATGTTTTAATTAAATTACATCCAAATGAATTTCGTAGACATAAAACTGAAAGACTCAATAATAAATGGACATATGATTTATATGCAGAAAATCCTGTTAGGGTTTTAGAACAGATAGATACCCATTGGGCAATGAAGTATTTAGATTATGTTGTTGCGTATCAAACAAGTCTTGGGATGCATTCAGCACTATATAGAAAGCCTTCTATTTATGTTAATGTAGATGAGAAAAATCTTTTGTTTGCGCCGGGAGTCCAAGGATGTGGTCTTGAATTATGGGGGGATAAATTCATATGGGCAGGCACAAGTTGTAAATTAGAAGAATTGCAAGATGTTGTAAATTCTGGTTTTTCGTTGTCAGACGATCAGTATGATGAACATTTAAGCAAATTGTTATATAACAAAGACCGAACTGCGATAAATATAATGTCGGACCAATTTTTGGAAATTATTAAAAATGAAACTTGATGATATAAAAATTACATTTATCAATATGCCTCTTAGAGAAACTGCTTCTCCTAATGTTCCGCCAGAGGGACCAGCTATACTTGCATCTATAGTTCGACAATATGGTGGAGAACCTTCTATTGTTGATTTAAATGCGTATCGAATTAAGGATGACTTAGCAAAAAAACGTGGATTACAAAACGGAAGACACCTTACATATGACGAAACCAGAGATTTAATTCGCCAGCATCTAAACAATGTTGGAGATCAAGATGTAATTGCATTTTCTGGAAAGATTACCACATTGCGTTGGCAAGAAGAGATTGTAAAAATTGTACGAGAAGAACAGCCGGATTCTTTTTTGGTTACTGGGAATGGCTTGGCAACGGAAATTAATCGTGGTTTATTTAATTGGATTCCTGAGTTGGATGCAATTGGTCGATCAGAAGGTGATGACATTATTATTAATATATGTCAAGACGCAAAAATAATTAGAGACATGGGATGGTCGAAGGCAATTAAGTCTGGAAAACTTAGTGAGTTTTTTATTGATGATATTAATGGCAGACCAAGATTTGTTTATGAGGGTGATCGACCAAAAGATTTAGATTCTATTCCATATGCTGCATGGGATCTTTTGGAATCTGATCCATATGGACATAATGTTTTAGAGGATTATATTAAAGTTCCTGTTTGGGGAACTGAAGCAAATAATAGTTCTGCAACTCCATTTAGAATGAAAAGGAGTTTAACAACAGTTAGTAGTCGTGGTTGTCCATATGCCTGTGCTTTTTGTTATCGCGGATCACAGGGAGAGCGAAATTATGGAATGCGCTCACCAGAACATTTGGCAATACAGATTAGAAGATATGTCAACGATTATGATTTAGATTTTATTGGATTTCCTGATGATAATTTTGCAGTAGATAAAAAACGAATTGCAAAAATGTCTGATGTTTTTGATGCTTGGGGTATTGGCCATGTTCGTTGGGGCACTCATACTCGAATGGATGAAGCAGATGATCGGTTTATAGATATGGCAAAATCTGGTTGTGTGTATGTTGGGTTTGGTGCAGAATCCGCTGATGAGCATACTTTAACTTTGATGAACAAAGGCGGATTTATTCTTAGGAATGGAATGACACCAACAAAAATAAATGGTAGTTTATATAATTTTCCTAACACAATGATGAATGCTGTAAGGAATTGTAGAGATACAAATATACATGGAAATTGTACATGGATTATGGGGTATCCCGGTGAGGAACTAAAGCACCTAAAAACAAGTGTGGCATTCATTAAATGGCAACAGGAGTTTTGGACAAATGGCTTGGTTGCGGGGACGGAAGAATATCAAAATGCGTATGATTCTGTAAATAGGAGAATGTTCACTGCCACAGCATATCCGGGTACAGAGATGTGGAGGGTGGTTAAGGATAAACTGACAGAATATTATGATATATCATTTGATAAATACCTGCAACCGATTTGTGATGATAAATTTCATGCTTACGTTTTGGAATTGGATGATGCGACAAAGGTATTGAATGATAAAAATGGCAATCCAATTAACTTTGGAAACATGCCTATGGATGATTTTCTACAAGCTAGAGAATATGTAAACTCAGACCAGATTGAAAAGATATTGGAGATGTGAGATGAATTTTGTTTTGCTTGAGATGACGTTTTTACGGTATTTTGCTCCGCTTATTATTGAAGGCAATCGGAGGGGTATTAAATCTAAAATTTATGTGGGGTGGAGAACTTTTGATAAGTATAATAGTCCATATAAGCATGAGGAATACTTTAGGCAGTTTTCAGAAAAATATGATGTTGATCTTATAGATATTTCTAAGTGGTCTAGTAACGATGGAAAAATTACGTTTTTCATTGAGGGTGTTGGTTTACATAATGGTCCCAATATCAGAAAAACAAATCCAGATCAACTTTTTGTTTCTATCACTTCTATGGCAGATTATGAAGCATTATATTCAAGGTATGTAAACCTGTGTGATTATGTGTGTTTCCCAAGTAGAACATTTGCTGATGAGTTTGGTTTGCATAACGATAAAAATTTATACTTAGGTAGTCCAAAATATGATTGTCTGGATGATTTATCACAAGTTGATTATCTTGGAGATTCTAAAGTGGCTTTAGTTATGTACCCGTCACCGCTTAGGGTTCCTTTTATTAATATGCATAATATCTTAAATCTTTTGAAAAAAAATAATTTTGAAATTTGGATGAAAGCTAGAGCTAAAAATCCTGTCAATGATGCGAATTTACATGGAGATAGGTATTTTGTAGAAGAGTCTTGGTATCCACACTATACCTTGGATTTAATTAATCAGTGTGATTTGGTTGTTAATATAGACTCGTCTACGATAAAAGAAAGCACAATTTTAGAAAAACCCATGTTGAATTTTAATGTCAAAAAGGTAAAACGAGTTTATGATTTTCTTTTTGATTGTGATCATTGTGTAGATTTAGATTCAAATTCTGATGATCAGGCGATAGACAGTTCTATTGAACTTTTACTTAATACTGATTATAAAAAATCATATAGAGATGCAAAAGAAAAATATTTATGGACGGGTAATGCATCTAAAACTATTTTAAACCATTTTAATATTGGAGTTTAGACATGCTTGACAATGTTAGTAGTATTATAATTCCGGCGAGAGAGGGATCTAAGGGGATTAAGCATAAGAATAGATTTCTTTTAAATTTTACTCTAGACGAATTACTTAAAGACGTTTTATCTAAAGTTATTGTTTCTACAGATGATAACGCGATTAAGGAAAAGGTTCTCAGACATAGCGATATGATTCGGGTTCATAGTAGAAGTTTTGAAAGCTCTACTGATGGTGCGCCAGTTAGTCATTGTGTTAAAGAGGTTTTGGATTATTATAGCCCAGATCCTAAAAGCGATGTTATGGTCTTATATCTAACTTATCCAGAAAGGACGTATTCTGATATTGTTCAGATATATGAATGGTATATAAAAAATAATTTTAAATCTTTGTTGTGTAGAGGTGATATTGATCCACACGCCCATCCCTATCTTTGTTTTATCGACAATGAGGATGGTACTGGGGTTCCTTTAATCAACCACAACCTCTATAGAAGGCAAGAGTATCCTAAATGTTTTCATGTATCTCATTTTATTTCGATGTTTCGGGTTTCTGAATTTGATAGACTGAATCATCAACTATATAATACGGAGACTGGGTTTTACGCTTTGGATAAAAAGTCTGATATTGATACTCATGATGATTTGAGGCAATTTTTAAAGGAAGCAAACTAATGATAGATTTTGGTGAATTGTATTTAATTGGTGAAATTGGCATTAACCATAATGGGGATTTGCAAATTGCAAAAAAGTTAATTGATGCCTCATTTGCATGTGATTGGGATTGTGTAAAGTTTCAAAAGAGAAATCCCGATGTATGTGTCCCTGACCACCAAAAGGATGTTTTAAGACAAACTCCTTGGGGTGAAATGACATACCTTGAGTATAAGTATAGAGTTGAGTTTGGTGAGAATGAATATGACTATATTGACTCATACTGCAAAGAAAAACAAATTGATTGGACCGTTTCTGTTTGGGATTTGGATAGTTTGGAATTTATGTCTAGATACAAGGTTCCGTTTATAAAGATCCCTTCTGCAATGCTAACTAATGATGCTTTAATTCAGGCGACAGCAGATACAGGAAATCCGATAATTTTAAGCACAGGAATGAGTACATTAGAGGAAGTTGACCACGCAGTATCTTTATTGTCAGATAGAAATTTTAATGACTATGCTATACTACATTGTAATTCTACATATCCTGCACCAATAGCAGATTTAAATCTTAATAATATTAAGATGTTTTCTGATAGATATAATGTCCCGGTTGGGTATTCTGGTCATGAGAGTAATGTAATCCCTTCTGTTATTGCACATACACTTGGAGCAAATATTATTGAACGACATATTACGCTTAATCATAATATGTGGGGAACGGATCAAAAGACTTCGTTAGAAGTTCATGCGATGAATATGTTAAAAGCTCGTTGTGATGATGCTCGTTTGGTTCTTGGTTCTTATGAAAGAGTTCTTTGTGGAAGTGAATTAGAAGTTAGAAAGAAATTAAGAGGAAATTAAATTATGAAAACAATACACATTGTAGATAAGCTGAGAGAGTTGGATTTTGAGTTGGAAGATTTGACTTTGGGTGATTTTGATATTATTGGCGAAGCCTGTGCCAAAAAACAACGCAGCAAAGATTCTGATTTATATAAATCTGTGGGCGCATTCTTTAGACCAAATTATGAAAGAGGTCTTTTGATTTATTCTATAATATTAACTTATGATATTCAGTCGTTCTTAGAAATCGGATTTGGTCGGGGTTATGGAACTCTTTGTGCTGCGATGGCAATGTATGAAAATGGTGGAGGCACTATTACTACAATTGATCCTAATTTTGATCAAACTCATATTAATCGACTAAAACAATCCTTTCCAAAAGATTGGTTTGATATGATAAATTTTGTTTCTGGGTTTTCTCAAAATTATCTGTTTGAGAATGACGATAAATTTGATTTCATTTATATTGATGGCGATCATCGTTATGATGCAGTAAAGCGAGATTGGCAGCTTTGCGAAAAGCGTTACAACAAACTTCTTTTGTTTGACGATTACAATCCAGTTTCAGAAACTCAAGCGACTGATATAGAATGTTACAAATTGATTGACGAAATTGAAGATGATTCCAAAGAATTGATCATAATGGACCGTAGAATATTTTTTGATGATCGTAGATACGCAGATGATGAAATTAAGTACGGTCAAGTCTTGTTAACAACTGGGTAGAATAATTGATGATGAAATTATATCTAAATGCACCAAATGAGAATTGGATATTGGATCGGTATAAAACCGAGTGGAATACATATAATTCAGAATATTCTACTACAGATATATCTTCGGCTGATATTATTTGGTTGCTTGATTCGTATACATGGAACAGAATTGACCCGTTCCTATTAGAAAATAAAATAGTGGTAAGTACAATTACGCACATTGCTCCAGAGAAGTTCGATTATGAATCATTTAACCGCAAAGATAAATTTGTAAATTACTATCACGCGATGTGTAGTCGTAGTGGTGAGGATGTAAGAAAGATAACAGACAAACCTGTTACTTCTTTGCAGTTTTGGGTTAATGATCAACTTTGGAATGAGGCGACAGATGATGTTTCTGTATTAAGGCGAAGATATAAATTACCCCAAAAGAAGGTTTTGGTTGGATCTTTTCAAAGAGATACAGAAGGACATGATCTTGTTTCTCCAAAATTAGTAAAGGGTCCAGATTTGTTTTGTGATTATATGGAACATATGAAGGCAATTATTGGAAATAATTTGGAAGTTGTGCTTGCTGGTTGGAGAAGGCAATATGTGATGAAACGTTTAGACGAAGCCGGAATTAAATATCACTATTTTGAAATGTGTGATTTTGAGACTCTTAATGAATTGTATAATTGTATTGACCTGTATGTGGTATCTTCAAGAATAGAAGGAGGACCGCAGGCAGTGCCAGAATGTGCAATTACACGGACTCCGATTATCTCTACAGATGTAGGATTGGCATCAGAAATACTTGCTCCTGAATCTGTCAATGATGATCTCAGTAAAGCCATGCCAAATGTGGATTATGCATATAATAAAGTTCAACAATATAAGATAAAATATCATATGAACAAATTTGTTCATTTTTTTGATCAAATCTGTAGTTAAATATAGCTTGTTATTTTTGAACAAATTTAACGAAGTTGATTATAATTATATTGAACTAAGAAATGTTCATCAAGACAAAAAAATGCTCATCAGGTCTTGACAAGAAATCTCAGGATGCTATAATATGCATACGGTGGAAATTACTACCTTTTGAAAGGAATCTTGGTACATGGCGCGTAAAGCCGCAAAAGCCCTCAAATCCTATGAATTGATGGATTTGGGGAAAGAGCCTGAATGGGATGAACAACACGACCTCGAAGACTCGGAGTTGACTTTTCATTTTTCCAGGGCATTAAATTGGTATAATTATAATTATACTTCAAAGCATGGACAGGACTTTCTTGTGAAATACATGAAGTCTGTAAAGAAACACAAAAAGAATGCCGATGCCGTTTCGGCATTGGAGCCTTGGCAGATTGGTAAACCATATGGTTCGCTTGCCATAATGGCTCTGAATGGTCTTGAATTTCCTTCTGTTCTTTCGCAATATAAAGACAGATTTGAATCGAGAATTTCGGAACTTGTTGAGAAGGGAAAGGAAGTTCTTGCCAAGAAAAAGGTAAAGGTTCTTGCCAAGAAAAAGGCACCTGTCGTTTCTATTCAGGAACGAGTTCGTGCAGTTTCTTCTGAACATCTCGGAAACATTGAAGGTTTGGTTGACGATTTTGTTGAGAATAATTGCAAAAAGAAGATAAATCTTTACGATTGGCTCCAAAAGTCTGGGGTCAAGGGTGGTCATATGAATCATATCATTGACTATTACAAGGAACAGTATGCAGAAATGCAGGAAGTTCTTTTGGGTAAAGATGATGATCTCAATGAGGGTTATGCGTTTTTGTCAAAGCCCCGCAAGAAGAAGTTGGCATTATTGTATGCCAGCTTTATTGCCGATTCTCAGGAATGGCAGAAGAATTGTCGCGGCAAGCGCAAGGCACGCAAGCGTAAGGTAAGGACACCGAAAGAGTTGGTAAAGTCTTTTGTCTACAAGAAGGAAGATGAAGACTTTGACCTTGAAAGTGTCAAGCCTGTTGAGATTATCGGAGCATCTCAGGTTTGGTTATTTGATACCAAGACTCGGTTCATGTACAAGTATGTTTCGGATGTTGGCATGACTGTCAAGGGAAGCACCATCAAAGACTTTGACCCGACACAATCATTCAAGAAGAAGGTTCGCGAAATGTATTGCGATGAGGTTCTTGATGATGTTATTGATGGCGGAAAGGTCAAGTTGCGTAAGGCACTTGATTCTATCAAGGCAAAGGAGGTTCCTGTGACTGGCCGTGTCGGCAAGGAAATGGTGATTGTGAGGGTGATGAAGTGATCGTTGAAACTCCGTGGGTGAAGTGTCCAAAGTGTGGTGAAAGGATGTGGCTTTTTGCCAATCACCATCGGTGTGGATGGAAAAGAGAAAAATGAATAATCAACTTATGGTGTTTCTTGGTACACAAGATGTTTGGGAAAATTCTGATCCTGGGGATGAGTGGATACACGTAAAGACACCGGCACAGGCTATTGCATTATTGGAGACTGGAGAGGTTTCGGATTTGTCTTTGGAACATGAGCTTGATTGTGATAAGAGTGATGGCACTGGAATTGATGTGCTAGAGTGGATAGAAGAACAGGTTTTCCTTAGTGAAAGGGGAAATTATTATTCTGGTCTAGGGCTATTAGGAAAAACACCGAGAAACTTTTTTGCTCCACCGAAGACCATTACTGCATATTCGGATGATAAAGATGTGCAAAAGGAAATGAATGCAAAGATTGAAAAAATTAAGCAGGTGAAATAGAGATGAAACTTAATTTTGAAATTAAAGAAATCTCCAAACAAGCTGCTGTAGTATTTGTGGGCGAACATCATTATTCTCCTGTCATGCCTGTGCTGACAAAATATTATCTTGGTGGGTTTATTGATGGGGAGCTTCAAGCAGTTCTAACTCTTGGGTGGGGTACACAACCAAAGGCTACAATAAAAAAATTGTTTCCCAATTTAGACAATCAAGATTATTATGAAATTGGTAAGATGTGTTTGCTTGATGAGTTGCCAAGAAATTCGGAAACGCAATTTTTGTCTTCGGTGGTTAAGTGGATGAAAATGAATTTGCCAGAGATAAAGTTTTTATATACTTTGGCAGATGGCATCATGGGAAAGCCTGGGTATGTTTATCAGGCTGCAAGTTTTTTGTATGGTGGATATTTTAAAACGAGTGTGTATAGAAGTAGTACGGGAGAAAAGATACATCCAAGAACATCTAAAAAATTATGTGAAGAAAATGCTAAATTTTTAAACAAGAAGAAAGTTTTTTGGTTGACTCATGATTTTATGGAAACAAAGGGAATTGAAAAATATAATGGTCTAATGTTTAGATATATTTTTCCTTTGAGTAAAAAAGCAAAAAGGATTATAAAAAATGACTCTACTGTAGAATGGAGTAAAAACTATCCAAAAGGTAAAGACCTTAAATTTTGGAAAATGATGGGTAAGGGATTGTATGAAGAAGTAGATGCACCGACATTTAATTATGATGTTGTAGTATACAATGAAAAGAATATAAAATTAAATAGAGCAAATGAGTGTTCTACATTAGAGAGATTTTTTTAAAGGAATATAATAAATGCCTATTCTAGTTGATTTTAATCAAATTACAATATCCAATCTTATGATCAATCTCAAGATGGGTCATATAGATGAAGTTGATGAGGGTATGCTTCGACATATGATTCTTAATTCGCTTCGATATAATAGAAGCAAGTTTGTTGAAAGATATGGTGAACTTGTTATTTGTTGTGATGGGCGGGAGACATGGCGTCGTGATGTGTTTCCTTTTTATAAGGCAAATCGTAAGAAAACGCGAGCATCATCTGGCTATGATTGGAACCTAATTTTTGAAACGCTAAATAAAATTAGGGATGAACTTGATGAGTATTTTCCTTATAAAGTAGTTCATCTTGACCGCGCCGAGGCAGATGATATTATTGCTGTCTTGGCCAAACAATGGACGACGAATGGAGAAAAGGTTTTGATTTTGTCGGGAGACAAAGATTTTATGCAGTTGCAAAAATATGACCACATAGACCAATATTCGCCTGTCCAAAAGAAGTTTCTTCGGGTGAAGAATCCAAAAGAATTTTTATTTGAGCATATTGTTCGTGGTGATACAGGAGATGGTATTCCTAATTGCCTGAGTAAAGATTCTACATTTGTGACCGGAGAGCGACAAACACCAGTCACAAAAAAGAGACTTGCCGAGTGGATGAAGGCAGGAAAGGTTAATTACAAGAATGGAGATGTGGGATTTGATCGGAATCAACGATTGATTGATTTTGATTTCATTCCAGAAGATTTGGCAAGAGAGATTGCTGACACATACATTTCGGCAAATGTAAAAGAACGCGAAACGTTATTTAATTATTTTGTCACCAATCGTCTAACAAAACTAATGAAAGATATTCAGGAGTTCTAATATAAATGAGTAAGACAAATCGCGACCGAAATCGTAATCATGCATTTGATGAAGAAGATGGAGATTATAAGTTTCGGAAGGAAACCAAGAAAAGACGAAAGAAGAATCGGAGATTTGTGGATCAAAGTCTCAAAGATATTGTTCGTACCAATGGAGAATTTGATGAAACTGAGTTGGATGAAGAGATGTTTTTTCTTGAAGAAGACTATTAAGTAAGATAAAAAACCTGGGGCACGATCCCCGAGACACAAGGAGGTTCCCAGCAAAATGCTACGGGATTATGGTTAAGGATAATAGTAATAATAATAACCTTTACCAATCCATTGCCATGCTTTTGACATGGGTGGCGGCTACTGGGTCCGTTAAGAATCAATTAATTAAGTCCTGTGTTAATGTCTGCTTAGTTGGGCGAAGATCATCGGCATAATTGAGTCTGCTTATCTATAGTATAGATAATTAGTATAGTAGTATAACATACCGGGGACGGGACTATAGCTTCGGCAAGCCCCGTCCCCATTTTTTGGAATTTGAGGACATGAAAAGAAATTTATTAAAGCCTTATGATTTTCAAGTGAATCGTAGACCAGAAGAAATGGCAGACGACTATTATCTTGGAGAAAATACAATGCCTTCAATGAATATGTTGATTGGATATTCCGAAAAACGGAAAGACCAATGGATTTTGAGATATACAAAAGAAGAGGATGTTGTGTTTTATTCGCCCATTAATAATGACTACAATGAAGATTTAAGTTTTTCGTATGGTCAGATGGTTCAAAGGTGGAAATTTATTAGAAGACTTAAAGCTATAGCAAAAAACAAAGCAAACAGTCCTGCTGTTATTTTAACAGGTAATGATTTTTTGAGAGCAAAAGATAGAATTTATTTGCTCAATCTTTTTCCAAACTATAGAAAATGTGCAATTGTTTGGGAAGATCAACTTGAAGAGATGAAACAATTGGGCTATGAACGCCCTACAGTGAATGAAGGGTTTTCTGATTTTACTTATTATATTTCGTAAAAGGAAAAAAATAATATGAAAGATTTTATAGAAACAAGAGACGCAATATCATTTGTGGATAATTATAGTGTGGTGTTGTTGATCTTTTTTGTTTTATTTTTGACTGCTGTGTGCTTCATACATTATATGTCTTTTTTTAATTTTGTGGTTATGGTTGGGAGTATTATTACAGTTTGTTGGCTTGTTGGGAAGTGTGCATATGCAATGGGAAAAGACACTGGCATTAATTATACTATGGAAACTCTGGTTGATCATGGGATAATTCAGGCAGAAGCAACAGAGGATGATGTAGAACTCAAGGTCGAACCCAATGTAGTTTATTATGACCGATGTAATAATTGCGGAGAGGGTTGGATTGCAAATCCTTCTGCAACCAAAAGACATAGATATAATGCAACTCGCAAATGATAAATAATTGTTTTGGGGCGTACAAGAAATGAAGAAGAAAAAGAACAAGACAAAACTACCTAGAGATTGGAATGCAGTGAATGCTCATTTCAGAAATTCTGGTTTTATGAAGGACAGGAGAGAAGATCGTGGTGGAAGTAGGAATTCTGGGCGTGAGTTTATTGATGATTATTATCATGATAAAGAGATGGAAGATTGTGGAGATGATAGCATTGACGATAATTATATTTGTTGGGATGATAATTCTGATGATGATGATTGCCAACGGGTTCAGAACCACAGCGGAGATAATGATCAATGAAGGCTTCATACCATTCTCATTATTGTGATTTTTGTGGTGAATGTTCAGAAATAATTTATCGTACTGTGGTGGACACGAATTATGATCGCGTGTTGGCACCCGCAAAATATGCATGTTTTGAATGTTCAGAAGATAAAGACATTCGTAGAGAATATATAACTGGAAAGCGAGATAAAACTGATGTTGTTGATTGATGATTTATATGAAGACCTTGAATACATGGACAGTAGTTTGAATGAATTTGTCAAAGCAGAAACGCCCACTCCGTTGGACATATTGATTGACAAAGAAAACAAAAGAGACTTGATTGATTCATTGAGTAGACTTTCACATCATGAACTGATTGTTGTACTCATGATGAATTATGAAAATAGTGGTCTTTATCCCAATGCTCTTGTGCGTGATTTCTTTAAAAAGAAAAAGGGTTTGGATTTATCAAGACACGCAGTCGCGAAACTTGAGAAGACTGGATTGACCAAGCTTAGAAGAGATTTGAAATTTAATCGGGGATGGGGCATGTAGATATGCCTACATATGAGTATTTTTGTGAAGAGTGTGCTCACACATTTGAAGTTGAACAGAAGATTACTGATGAGCCGTTAACAATTGCGCCGGATTGCGCGCAATCAACAGAAAAATGTTCGTTAAAGAAATTATTGTTTGTTTCAGCAATAAAATTTAAGGGTGAAGGCTGGACACCCAAATATCACGAGAATAAATAGGAGTGTATGATATGGGAGCAATGAAGGAACTTGATATTATTCTTCATAATATTGTAGATGAAGGTATTGAGTCCGGGTTTATAGGGAGTAATCTTAAAAGTTATGTCTATGATGAGGCAGTCAATACCTATAAACTTTCTGGGTCTATAGTGAAGCCTTTTGTTGAGGCAAAGGTTGACCAACTTTCGGAGGAAATTTTTGAATGAGCGGTCTTCGTGAACAAGTGAAAAAAGGTGAAATTGGTCTTGATGAGGCAATTGAAATTGCCAAAGACTATAACGAAAGTATTCGAGCATGGTTGATGCGTCGAAAGAAGGGAAACGTAAAGTCTTCGGTTGACAAAAAGAAACCCGGCAAAAAGAAAAAGCAATATAGAAAAAAGAAAAGAAGGAATTAATTGATGAAGCCGAGTGAGAATGAATAATCATGAGAGTGTTAAGTATAGACTTAGATTATATTATGGGCCCAACAATTGAGCTTTATGCTGGGGCGTTTTTTAGAAATTATTATGACGATAATCCTGCAACAAGATGGAATTTACTGTTTAATAATACAGATTTTAAAGAAAATCATATTTATATAGACCAATCCAATTTGTTGTTTTGTTTTGATGTGTTTTTAAAGGCACTAAAGAATTGTGAAGCCGCTTCATTTGGATATGAGCATGATTCAATTCTTTATGGTATTCGGGATTTTTCAAATATTGATTTGATTAATATTGACCATCACGATGATGTTTTTGCTGGCGACTACGATAATCAATATTCAACATATGATGCGGCATTAAAAAAAGAATATTTTGAGATTGTTAATAATAATAGAGTTCATGAAGGAAATTGGATTGCGTGGTTGGCAAGTCTTAAAAAAATAAATTCTTGTGTGTGGATTGGAAATGAAAATAGTGGAAACAAAGACAGAAATGTTCAAAATTCTAAAGTTGTTCCAAATTATTTAAATGTAGAAAAGGAAAATTACAAATTTGATGATTATGAATTTGATTACATTTTTGTTTGTTTGTCTCCACAATATATTCCTAAAAATCATTGGCATTATTTCAGTATGTTCATGAGTGCCTATAAGGAGTTTACAGGAAAAGATGTTAATCTTATCTCCAAAAAATTTCAAACAGAATTTCAGGGCGAAAAAATAACTAATGAGATAGAACAACTCAAAAGGAAGAATAATTAAATGCCGTGGTATGACTATCAATGTAGAAATTGTGAGCATGAGTTTACAGAAGTTCTAAGGATGGATGACCGCAAAAAACCTACTCGTAGAAAATGCCCCGAATGTGGTCGCAAAATGGTAAAGATACTTCTTGGAACATTGGCAATAGCGGATTCTGTTAATATTGGCAGAACAAAACCAGATAACGCTTATTCCGAAGTAGTTTCCAAGATTAATGAGACAAACAAAATTAAAGGCACACGATACGAACTTCAAGATAGGTTAGAGAATCGTGAAAAATATGTGCAAAAACCATTAACAAAATATGAAATTAAAAAGAGAGTAAATGATGCGCTTTGAACATTCTCCTCCAATTGAATTAAATTATGAACCATTAAGTGTTACATATAATAATGGTTCTCGTTATTATGAAGTAGAGTCTGATGTTTTGCTTCCAAGTATGACTTCTGTGCTTTCCATACTTTCGCGAGATTCTATTGATAAGTGGAAAAAGAAAGTTGGTGAACAAAAAGCAGAAGCAGTTTCACGTAAAGCAAGGTTTCGTGGAAATGAAGTTCATACGATTTGTGAAAATTTTTTGAATAATGAAATTAATTATATCAATGGTGAGATGCCAGATTCCATTGAACTTTTTAATGTGTTGAAACAACCGTTAATGAGGAGCCTTAACAAGATATATCATATAGAAGCTTCTTTGTATTCAAAAGAATTAGGTGTGGCTGGCCGAGCAGATTTAATTGGAGAGTGGGAAAACATTCCTGTTATTCTTGATTTTAAGACTTCTGGAAGACCAAAAAAAGAAGAATGGATTAGTAATTATTATATGCAGAGCGCGGGATATGCAATGATGTATGAAGAAATGACCGGGATTAAGATTGAACACATGTTGATTCTTATTGCTGTTGCTGGTAATGTTCCACACATTCAAGCTTTTCCGGCACCAGTAAAAGATTGGGTTGAGCCTTTAAAAGAAACCATTAAGAGGTATAATGATGAAATTCAACATCCGTAATATAAATTGGAAAGATGGATTTTTTACACTTTGGAATGATCCGTTGGTTGTAACTATTTTGTTGGTTTTATTTCTTGATTTCATTTATGAGTCTTGTAGTGGTTGAATGATATGGAAACTTATTTTAGATTTTTAATTTGTATTTTTGTTTTTTGTATGTTTGTGATTTTTGGTTTTTATGTTGGAAATGAATATGCAAAAATGACAAAGAAGCCAGATGCAGTTTATCATACACATATTCATCTTACTCCTCCTGTTCCTACAAGTAGTGACGAAATAGTCATAGATCAGCAAGATAAAGATTGTCTTGCTCGGAACATATATTTTGAAGCAGCAAATCAATCTGCGCTTGGCAAGTTGGCTGTTGGTTTGGTAGTGTTGAACAGGGTAAAAAGTTCTCGATATCCAGATACTATTTGTGGTGTGGTGAATCAGAAAAGTCAATTTTCCTGGGTGGATGATTCCAAATCAAATAAACCAAAGGATGATTGGGCCTGGAAGGAATCGGAAAGACTTTCTGATGAGTTGTTAAAGGGTAAGGGAGATTTTATTAGGTTTGACGATGTTATGCACTATCACGCAAACTATGTTAGTCCGAAGTGGTCAAAGACCATGAAAAGAGTAGCAAAGGTTGACCAGCATGTGTTTTATGAATAGGAGTATTGATTGTGATGAATAAAAAAGAAATGGCAAATACATTTTCATTAGAAATTGAAGAAATTGTACATAAGGAAAACCTTTCTTACATGGATGCAATTGTGTTTGCTGCAATTGCAAAGAATATTGAACCCGAAGTGGCAGCATCATTGTTGAACAATAACATCAAAGATAAACTAGAAGCAGAGGCTCGTGATTTGAATTTCTTGCCTAAAATGTCTAAATTGCCTATTTGAAAATGTCCGAAAAAACTGCATATGCGGCATATCAGGCGTTTCTTGCGTTGAAGCAGCATTTTTCAAAAGGAAAATATGATTACTTTCGGTACAATGGAAGAATAAGAAGTAACCTAAATAGATTTAGGGAACGAAAGGATCGTTATTACTTTGAGAAGCTGACACGAAAGTACAGCGAAAGTGAGCTAATTAATTTTTTTGTATCTAATTTAATTATAAATCCAGATGTTTGGGTTGGTGAACTCTGTAGAGACAAAACGTGTGAAGAACGATACAAAGAATGGAAAAGAAAAAAAGAATCGTTGACATATGTTTTCCAAAGTGATATAATGACGATTAAAGATTTGGAAAGTGATTTTGATGAATTGTTTGTGTGTAAGCCGAATGAATATCCCAAGTTGATTGACTTGTATACCGAGGGTGCTATTTCATTGGAGACACTTATTGGGTTTGACCTTGTTTTGGGTTGTTTTGGTCGTTGGAATCGAACAATTGGGGATGATATTATTTGGAAAGACCTGTATCATCTTTGTTTTTGTTACAGACCATTTTTGAATTATGACGTAAAAACCGAAAGGAAGTTCAGAACCATTTTACAGAAGGAATTTCTTGGTGTTAAAAAAAATACTCAAGCAGATTAAGTTGTTGATTTCGAGAAAAGTACGAGTAAAAGATTTACAGAAACAAATTCTTCAATTAGAAGAAGAAAATGCATCACTAAAAAATACAGTTGTTGATTCAATGAACATGGTCACTGCATACAAAGACAGCATGGTAGAAATGAAAAAATTTATGAATCATTTGGTTCAACTTGGAACAATGGAAATTAGTTCCAACAATATTGAAGAAAATGAAGAAGAAGAGGAGGAATTTGACAGATATGCATTATTGAGAAAAAAAACAACAATACATTAAAAAAAATACAATAATACGACAATAAATTAATACAATAAATACGAGAGGTATTTTATTATGTCTACTAGTTCATTTAGTCAACTCAAGAAGTCGAGCGATTCAAGTCTCGACAATCTTACCAAGGAGCTTAATAAGCTCAACGATTCACAAAAAAGCAATGTTGGACAGGACGAACGGTTCTGGAAGCTGACAGTCGATAAGGCACAGAATGGTTCTGCGCTTATTCGGTTTCTTCCGACAACAAAAGGGGAAAGTGTCCCCTGGGTTCGTTTGTTTTCACATGGGTTCCAGGGCCCGGGTGGATGGTATATCGAAAAGTCTTTGACTACCATCAACAAGAAAGATCCGGTTTCTGAGTATAACACCAAATTGTGGAACTCTGGCATTGATTCCGACAAGGAAGTGGCTCGGAAGCAGAAGCGCAAGCTACAGTATGTTTCAAACATCTATGTGGTGAGCGATCCGGGTAATCCTGATAATGAGGGCAAGGTTTTTCTTTTTCAGTACGGAAAGAAAATCTTTGATATGCTCAACGACAAGATGAGTCCCGAGTTTGAAGATGAGACTGCGGTGAATCCGTTCGATCTTTGGAACGGATGTAACTTCCGCCTTCGCGCACGAAAGGTTGCAGGCTATCGTAATTATGATAAGTCTGAATTTGATTCGCCGAAGCCTCTTTTGGGAGACGACGACGAATTGGAGCGGGTGTGGAATTCGCAGTATTCACTTGAGGAACTTGTTGCCCCTGACCAGTTCAAGTCTTATGATGAATTGAAGACTCGTTTTGAAAAGGCAATTGGTATTTCTGATATTTTGACAGAAACAGTATTTTCGGATGAGGCTTCGTCTTCTGATCCTGAAGAGACTGCTTCAACTGATGAAGAAGATGAATCATTGAGTTACTTTAAAAAGCTTGCAGAAGAGGTTTAGTTTATGTGATTGGATCTTCCCTGTTGGGTTTTGTTCTATTTACCCATTAGCCGGTCCTCCATTTGGCTAATTAGTTATATTTCCCTATTGGTGTAGCTAATTAAGGGAATGGTCCCTCCTCCCCCCTATCCGTGGTTTTTGGCGTCCACGGGTAGGGGGTTTTTTGTTTTTAGAGATTGGATGGTTGTGTCAATGATGGGTCGGTGTTCATGTCAATGGGTATTGGAATTGCTTGCCCCCCGGTGGATGTTGAACTATTATCTTGTGGTGCGTTAATGGTTACTGGCCCTGCTTCTCCTGCTCCTGCACCCTTTTCAATTCCGGCAGTTTGTACTGCTGTTGCGGCTGCTGCACGAGAATCTGGGGCTGGTTGTATTTCGGTGCTACTTCGTCGGAGTTTTGATGATTGTCCCGCTGCCGTTGGCGGCCTATTCAACCCGGTAGGCTCATCAAAATCAAGCATTGCTGATGCATCGTCAGAAGACATTATCTCCATTAATTCGCCTGTTGCTTTATCGCCTTTTTTCATTCCTATAATTTTTTCAATCTGATATTCGGCCATTCCCATTGCTTTCAGTTCATCATAACCATAACCAAAACTTTTAAGTTCATCTGCTCCATATTCTGAAGCTATATGCTTTACTGCATCATCCGTGTAGCCTCTTTTTATCTTTTCCCCACCGCCTATAGATCCTTTACCTTCTGGATCTTGCCATTGTTCCCGAGAGGCGCTGTCGGAATCTCCCAGCATTGCTGCGGCTTCTGCTTGGCGGCCTGTGTCAACTTCTTCGTCTCCACCAAAAAAATAGTCCATTAATTTTCCGCCGCCGGGAATTGCTGAGATAACATCTATAGCAAAGTCTTTGACTAAGGATGGGAGATTCATTAGAGAATCAAAAAGACTGCCAAGCCATCCAGTAATGGTATCTGCCATAGTTCTCCATATACCTGCAATATCAAATTCAAAACTATCAAGCGCAGCCGCTTCTTCATCAAGACCAACTGCACTCAATATCCACGACACAGCATCTTTAAGCATATTCAAGGGAACATCAATTAAACCATGAATCATTGATTCAAATCCACCTTTAATTCCTTCAACAATAGAACCAGTTTCTTTGTACTCATCTATAAATCCAGTGACAAAATCAAAGATAGCAAAAAGAGCAGTAACCGGAAAAAATAATTTCTTGAAAATATTCAGGAAGAATTTTCCACCTGTTTTAATCCAAGGTAATGCACTTTTTACTAATCTGGGGAGTGCCTTTGCCATAGTCATTAGACCAGTAAACACTGAACCCAATATACCAAAAAGGGATGTCATCCATTTTCCTTTGAAAAACTTTGTAATACCACCGAACATTTTACCCAAAGCACCGCCGCCTTCTTCATCATCTTCCTCCGACATAGGAACGCCACCTGGCTCTGCCTTGACTACTCTTCCTGATTCTCGTCTTTCTTCAATTGCGCTCAATCTATCAGCAGCACTTTGTGCCATTGTTTCTTCGTGCATTATTCTTTCCATTGCTGCCTGATCGACCCATACCCCAAGAAGTTCTGTATTCAGGTTGATCAAACCCTCAGTATCAATTGCAATGTGTGACAATAAATCTTTAATTACACCAGTATCAAATAACAAATCATCAAATATACTAGTCTGCTGAGAAATTTCTACTCCTGCTCCTTCTTCTTTTGATACTTTTATTTCTTCTGAAGCACCTTCGCCTCCTTCCCCCTCTTCTCCCTCTTCGCCTCCTTCTCCACCTCCCGTCATCTTCCCCCAAAGATTCTTTACACCAGAAACTGCACTTCTGCCAGCGTCCATTGTCATGCCAGCAATCATATTCATGAGTGCATTGTTATCAAAACCAGTTGCAACCATACTTTCAGGATCTAATCCGGCTTCTTGCACTCTTCCGGCAACAGCCGACCCGGCAGCTTGAATTTTTCCGCCAACAGCCGTTGCTCCTTTTTGTGCAAGTGTTCCTGCTGCCTTAATATCTGCGGCAGCACCTTCGGCAATACCTTTTCCGACTTTTGTGGTAAGCCCAGCAATTCCCTTTGCAAAATCTGCCAGAGGATTTACGACAGCATTTGTCTGTTCGTCTGTGATTGGTGTTGGTGCTTGTGGATGAATTATTGGTGCTGACATTTTTACTTATTCCTATTCCTTTCTTCCATCTTTTGTTTTTCTTTCTCTACATGGTCAATAACCAATGCCACATATAAATCTCTTTCCCAAGGAATCATCCCTTCAATATCTGCAAGGGTATAATTATGATACTGCATAAGTGAAAAATTTATTCGTATAGTTCCCTCCAACGAGTGGTCGGAGAGAATTAGCCGAAAAAACTTGCCAATCCCTCCAACTTAATTTCTTCAATGTGACCACAGCTTCCGCATTTGAACTCTATATCCTTGTACATCTTTGGAATCGTAATAAAGAAGTGTTCTATCTTCTTGAATTGATCCGGGGTTAGTCTTTCAAGAAATTCTTGCAATTCGTCTGGTGTGTGGTCTGTGTTGTTATACACGTTTTCTTCATCATAAATTTGATCAATACATTTTGCAATAAGATCAAACGCAACAACGGAGTGTGTTCCTCCTGATAGGTCAGATATTTTTGTCATCATGTCTATGTCGGGATATGACATAACAATTCCAACAGAATTTGTGAGTTGGATTTTGGGATCATGTGTCGGATCTTTTTTAATTTTAATTGTATTTACATCAATTTCAATTTCAGTTGGTTTGCATTTTTTCTCGTCATCATTTTTATGAATATAGTTGGTTTTTATGGTATCTCCCATTGATTTTCCGCGCAAATTCAGCAAGATATACTCAATGTCAAATAACGGAAGTTTATCTACATCTATATTTTTTGTGAGAATGCAATTATTGACAATCTGTTTAATTGAAGTTGTAATTTCTTTATTATCCTCTCCTTCCATTGCCATCAAAAGAATTTTTTCCTCTTTTACAAGAAAAGGTCTGTATGAAATTTTCTTATTGTTTGACGGCAACTTCAATTCATAAATCGGCACATCAAGTTTCGGTAAAGCCATTATTCAATATCTCCTTATTTTATCTTTTGCCATCATATAGCATAGTAGAATCATCTGGATCGTTCTGTTGATATCCAGACAATGAACTCTTTCTTTTCTTTAAATTTCTCCCAAAAGAAATTCCTTGACCAATTTTACTCATTAGTTGGCCATCTGCTCGGGACCACAAAGCAACTCCGGTTTTTTCTAAGGCACCAGCAATATCAAAATTTGGAAATAGATCATTTACTCTTAGAAAGCTTCCAAATGGGCTTAGACTTAATGGTTCTTCTCTCCAATATCTATATGCCATTGTTACCTGAAGCTGGTGGAAACTGTCTTTTGTTGCCCAGTCTAGTTGAAGTGGAGCAACCATTACAGGATAGGCATCAATAAGTTTTACACTATGAGTAATTTCTCCATCTGTATTATATTGTTCTACAATCATATCTGTCACATAGTCATCAAAATAACTGAATTCGCTTGACGAAGAATTATCCTGAATATAAGATTGCCACTCTTGAAACAATTCTTTTATTCCCATGTCTTCTTGGCAATATAAGCTAAGAACAATGTCATCATAAATGCTTTGATATGGAATTTTTCTGATGGGTCCGTGTGTTGTAATTTCATTTGTGGCAAATGCTCTGCCGGGAAATTGTGCCTGATTACACAAAAGAGATAGCAATCTTGAACCATCTGAATCTAAAATCGCACCACTCATCAATACTCTAAAGTTTGCAGGAGAAGCCAGATGGCCGCCAATTCTTGATTTAAATTCGTTTACGTTGAATGCCATTAGCCTACCTTTCTTCCTTTTCTATATTTCTTTCGCGTGTCCATCCAGACTTTTCTTTTGCTAGTTCCAACAAATCTTTCTAACGGCAAAAACAAGGCAATTTCCCATTCTTCTGGAGGTATTTCCATATAACGTGATGTTACCTGTTCAAATAGATATTTTTTTACACACGGCCTAAAGTATTTATACTTGGCAGACCGTTTTAGTGTATTATATCCATTATTAAAAAGTCTTAATCTTGTGTGTTTGTCCATGTTTTCGTCTGTTCGCAATTCATATAAATTGTCCATTAACAACGCTCTCCATATGTGAGGAAGATAATGAAGATTGATTCCAGTAAATCCATCTGCATGTGCTTCAAATGGAAATATTAATGGAAAAGAATCATAAAATGGCATTGTTTCTGCGTGTTTTGCTTCATATTCAAACATGAACATCTTGCCGAGCATCATTCTTCCTCTGAGAGATGGCTTCATTCTTTGATTGTCGCGCCCAATTTTTAAGATTCTTGTTGAATTGACTCCCCTAAGATTACGAGATCTGATTGCTTTTTGTCGATACCATTCTCGTGCTTCAAATGTATCTTGAGGTATGGTTCCTCTTTTTACTTGAGATTCTATGATGGTTCTGAAGTTTTTTTTCTTTGCCATATAATTATTTATGTCCTTTTGCAGATTTAATTATTCTGATGCCCTTTGATTTTAGTGTATCTTCGGTCCATATTTCAAAGTTCCATCCACGGTCTTTTGCATATTCTTCTGCATATTCCCATTTGGAAGTGTTCATTCCATAGGCATATACTTCTTTTATATATCTTGGTGTTTTTCTGGATTTTGTTTTTGGGGGTTTTGTTTGTCGTTTGGGCTTGATTTCGACTATGGTGGTTTTTCCGCTTGTGTATGTTATTTTTAAATCTGGATAATATTTATGTTTTCTTCCATCCGTTTTTGATACATATGGGATTAATAATTCTTCACTGCTCCAACGTAATACTTCTGGATTTTCGTCACACCATTTGAATGCCTGTCGCTCCCATAAAGACCTATATGTGATATTGGAAAAATTGCCTTCATATTTGTGTGAATTTTTTGGTTTCCATCGCCCTTTGTATGCCATATATTATGTATCTCGCCTAAATAAATATAGTTATTGTATTCTCTTATATTTAGATAAAAGGAAAATAATATGCCTGTTAAAGAGATTGGTAGTTCAATTATTAATAATTTAACTTCCGGGTTTGGTAGTGCCCGAGGCCCTACCGCAGATTTATTTAACAACAAGCATGGATATGAGTCTTTTAGTTTTCCTTCTGATATCGAGGGAATTGGTCAAAGACACTTTCTTCGTTTTAATGTTATAACAAAAGATGGTGCTTATTTTGAGACTGCTGGTGGAGGAAGAGATTCAGAGCAAGCACAAGAAAGCACAACTGGAGAATTTCTTGGTGGTCTTGTTTCTGGACTAGTTGGAGATGCAATTGGTGGCTCCGTTGGTGGCTTTGGCGGCGGCCTTGCTGGAAGTCTTGCCACAAATGTATTGGATCAAACAGGAATTGGTGCCGCATTAGATACAGGAATTAGTGCTGCCACTGGTGCAGCCGCTGATCTTCTTGGTGCTGGCCTTGGCGCTGCCGCAGATTTGGCTGGTGGGGCTGCTGATCTTTTTGCTGGTGCCATTGGTGGAATTTTGCCAGATACAGTTGAAACAACTTTTGGAAAATTAAATTTAAGTGCAGAAGCATTCCGAAATGCAATTGCAGAAACAGTTCCCATTTCTCAAGATGCATTGAGCGGGATTGGTGATTTCCCTGGAAGCATTGGTGGTGTTCCGGCAGAGTTTTCTACCCCGTCTGGAGGAACCAAAAAAAGTGAAGCTGATATTGTATTGTATGTGCCATTTGCCCTCAATGAAACATATCAGGCAAACTGGACTGGTGGTGACATGGGACTTATTGGAATGGCACTTGCAACTGCCGGAGGTGGTCTGGATGCGGCAATAGCACAGGCAACAAATATGTCTAATTTAAAGGGTGCTGCCGCAGAAGTTGGCGGAAAGATTGCTGGGCAAGTATTGGGAAATCCAAATATTGAAAAAAAGGCACTGAAGATGCAAGGAAAATCAATTAATCCATATTTTGAATTGTTTTTTGAAAGTGTTGCTCCTCGAACATTCTCTTTTGATTTTAAAATGTCACCAAGAAATGCACAAGAATCTGAAGCAATTCAAAATATTGTTCGTGCTTTTAAAACATTTGCTGCTCCCCCCGGAGGTCATGGCGAATCGTTAAGATATTGGGGATATCCTTCCATGTTTGAAATTGAATATTGGAATGTGGACAAAATTCATAAATTGAAGCCATGTGCATTGCAAAATATTACCATCAATTATGCTGGAGCCGGAACCAATCATACTTTTTATGATGGCACGCCAATTCAGACTGATATGACATTAACCTTCATGGAAAGCGAACTTCTCACTCGTGGAGCAATGAAAGATGGGTATTAATTAAATGCCATACGCCAAATATTTTAATTATCTTCCTACAGTTCCCTATGAAACATTTGATGGCACGAATCGTTATAAAGTTGTCACTGATATTTTTAAAAGAACTAGGGCAACTCTGGAGGCAAGAACAGACAAAGCTATTTTTTATAATTATCGAGTTTTAGAGGGCCAATTACCCGAACATGTGGCATACAATTATTATGGTTCGGCAGATTATCATTGGGTGGCTCTTTTGATGAATGAAATTAGAGATCCCCAGTGGTGCTGGCCTCTGGATTCTTTTACGTTTGAACGATTTATTATAAACAAATATGGAAGTATGGAAACAGCATCTACTCAGGTTCTTTATCACGAAACAAAAGAATTAAAAGCACGCGCAACTGATGACAATTATACTGAGGGAGATATTGTTTTAAATTCTGGAATTAGGTGTAACTCTGATTTTAGTTATTCATATACAGGAACAGTGGATGGAAATCTTCCTGGGCAAACATATGAGTTTACTTCAGATCAGGCAGTAAATACAATTTATGCATTGAATTATGAAGAAGAACAAAATAATAAAAGAGCAGATATTATTTTACTTCGTAGAAATTTGCTTTTTGAATTTGTTGAAACTTTTGAAAATCTTGTTGTCGAAAAAAGGTAAAATTTATGGAAGAAGGATTTTCTAATGACAGTAATAGAGGTGGTGGTGATGTAATTGTTTCTAAATGTAATGTCATTTCTTCAAGTGGAAAGCAGTTAAAGGATATTTCTGAAAAAGCGTGGAATTCCATAACATATACTGAGAGTATGGGTTTGTTGACCGGAGATCCACAATTTATATCAGGGGAAATTGTTATTAATGATCAAATTGATATTTTTAACGAAATGGCATTGGTTGGGGATGAAGTGGTGGAGCTTAGATTTAATACACCTCAAAAAAAAGAAATTAATTTTGTTGGAAAGGTCTATAATGTTGGAGTTGTTCGGCCCGATGATAAAACCAGACTTGTCAAATTAAAGTTTTGTTCGGCTGAAAAGATTACAGCAGATCAAATAACAATTAATCGAGCATATCGAGAAGTTTTATATTCGGACATGGCAAAGGATGTATTTACTCCATTGAATGTAATTGGAAGCAAGAAACTTTATGTAGAACCAACAAAAAATAAGGGGAGTATTATTATAAACAACAAAAGCCCACTTGATGTTCTTAATTCAATTGCAAAGGTATCTCGCTCGGCTGAATATATGGGCGCAAATTACGTTTTATTTGAACAATCTGATGGTTTTTTTAAATTTGCTTCAATAGAAAGTCTTATTGATCCATCAAGTGTATCTCCGGCAATAAGTTATGTCATAGATGCTCCTTCTGGAGAAAAAAACGACCTCAGAAAATTAGTGGGTGTCAAAAAATGGAAAGTAATAACTTTTCCAAATGTTGTTTCGAGTGTTAAGGGTGGTGTTTATGGATCAACTATGGTCAGCCACGATTTGATGAAACGAAAGGTTGCATACACAACTTTTAATTATGACGAATCTTACAATCAATTTAAATCAGTAAATTACAATCAGGTTGGTTCGGGCCAAGGAAAAACTTCGTTGACAAATAACAAAACATATAGTGAGAGAAATGGTGGTTTTGTTAAATTTTTACCAAAGCATTTTAAGTCCTTTGATACAGAAAAAAATTATAATGATGAAAGAGAAGAATCTGAGCTAATAAGAAATTCACAACTTCGTCAGATTAATTCAATTCGATTGATGATTATTGTTCCTGGGGATAGCCAAAGACGAGTAGGAGAAGTAATAAAACTGAAAGTTCCTACTGCCGAAGAAAAAGGCGGCAAGCTCGATGAAATTATGTCTGGAAGATATTTAATTTCTAAAATTAAACATGTGGTTGGTTCGGAGCCAAATGCTTATAATACTGCAATGGAAATAGTTGCTGATTCTTTCACAAACCCACTTCCAACAAAGGCATAAAAAATGAGCACATATGGAGATTTTCATTGGTGGGAAGGGGTTGTCGAAGATAATCTTGATCCTATGGGTGCAGGAAGATGTAAGGTTCGTGTGGTTGCACATAATTCTCCTTTGAAAGAAGATTTGGCTACTGTTGAGCTTCCCTGGGCATATCCTGTTATGCCATTAAATAATCCACATGGAAAAATTGTTGCTCTCAAGCCAGGGACACATGTTACTGGTTTTTATAGAGATGGTTCTTCTGGTCAAGATTTAGTAATGCTTGGAACAATCAACACAGGATATGGAACTGCCTTGGGTTTTGATGAAGAATCGCCTCCTGTGGACGCAATTAATCTTGCCGAACCTGTTCCGAGAGTTGGCGAAATTGGTTTTGTCGATGATCGTGCAGGAACGGGCAGCCCAATTGAAAATCAACCACAAAAAACAATTGTGTCCGCAGAAGATGGAAAAATTACTCATGAAAATAGATCTGATTATGGTCCGTTGGTGGTCAATGAAATTAATACACCAAGGTTGACACGAGGGTTGTTAGAAGGAACAATCACAGAGGCACATTCACAGGCATTAACTTCTGTCATGACAACAGAAGGAAATGAGATTCCTGAACCAGAAACTCCTTTTGCTGCATTGTATCCATATAATACAGTGGAAGAATCTGATAGCGGGCATCTTCGTGAAGTGGATGATACTCCAGGGTCAGAGAGAATAAAAGAAACTCACAGAACAGGAACATTTTATGAGATTCATCCCGATGGCACAAAAGTTACCAAGGTAGTCAAAGATGATTTTTCTGTTACCATTGGGGACAAGGGAGTCAAAGTTGATGGCATTTGTGCAGTTCATGTTGTTGGCCAGGCAGATTTTTATTGTGAAAGTGACGTTAAGATAAAAACTGATATGAATGCACAGGTCGATGTGACGAAAAATGCAGACATTAATGTAACAGAAAATGCCGACATAGATGTAGGTCAAAATTTGACAGCCACAGCAGGTGGGCTTGCAAAAGTTATTGGTATGAGTGGAGTAGATATTGTGGCTGGCGGAACCATGAAAGTTATGGCTACTGGTGAAATTACATTTGCAGATGCATCTGGAACTGCTGCAAATATTGATGAATTGCAAAAGGATATTGATGAGGGAAGGCGAGTTGATGACCAATTTTAGTTGCCTAAATAATAGAAGGAGGATTGTGTTTTGCCAATAGCAAAAAGATGGGCAGATCTGGATTTAGATTTTGGAGCACATCCAAATACTGGAAAATTAACAGTAAAGCAGGATGCCGAGGCAATTGTTCGTGCAGTTCGCTATTTGTTGATGACCAATTTTTATGAGCGACCTTTTCATCCAGAAATAGGTTCTAATTTGACCAAGCAATTGTTTGAGCCAATGACATATGCAACAGTATTAAGAATAAGAGATTCTATTGTTGAATGCCTAAATAATTTTGAACCAAGAGTAGATTTAACAGACATCAAGGTTGATTCAAAACCAGATTTAAATGCATATTTGGTTGAGCTTACATTTTTTATTATAAACGAAGAAGTAGAACGAACAGCAACCTTTTTACTGGAAAGAACAAGATAAATGCCAGACTATACAACGACCACAAATAAATTAAAAATTACAGAACTTGATTTTGATAATATTAAAACAGCATTGAAATCTTATCTTGAAGGTCAGGATGATTTTAAAGATTATAATTTTGATGGTTCGGCCATGAGTATTTTGTTGGATGTTCTTGCATACAACACTCATTATAATGGGTTTTATACAAATATGCTCGCAAGTGAAATGTTTTTGGATAGTGCAACTCTTCGATCTTCTATTGTGTCACTCGCAAAACATCTCGGTTATACTCCATCTTCTCGAAGAGGTGCTTTTGTTGAGCTTGACCTTGTTTTTACTGGAGCAACGTCTGAAATAACAATACCAAAAAATGCAAAATTTACCTCCAAAATTGGTTCTGACAATTATACTTTTCTTGCCACGCAGGCTCGTACTGCAAAACTTGATGTTAATGATGGGTTATATAAGGCATTAAATGTTGAAGCGAAAGAGGGTGTTGCCTTTGGTATTTCTTATTCTGTAAAGGGAACAACAAATGAAATATTTGAAATTCCAAATGAAAATATAGATATATCCACATTAAATGTTGCGGTTGCTGGTGATGTTTATGTAAGGGCAGATGATATTACTGAAGTAACCGCCACGTCAAAAATATATTTTCTTCAAGAAGGAAATCAAAACAAATATGAAATTTATTTTGGCGATGGGTTTATTGGAAAGAAGCCAAATGTAAATGATTTGGTTGAAATTACTTATTCGGCTTCTCAGCTAGGGTCTGATGGAAATGGCGCAACAAAATTTTCTGTTGCAGAAACTTTGTCTGGGGCAACTTCGGTTGCGGTTACTCTTGCGCCGGGAGAAACAAGATCTTCTGGTGGTGCAGAGCGAGAAACGACAAGTTCAATCCGAAATCAGGCACCAAAACAATATGGTTTGCAAAAAAGAATTGTTACTGCAAATGATTATAAAACAAGATTGGAAAATGATTACAATATAGTAGATTCTGTTCGTGTTTGGGGAGGAGAAGAAAATAATCCTCCTAAGTATGGAACAGTTTTTGTGTGCATTAAACCGAAAACTGGATTTGTTCTTTCAAATTTAGAGAAACAACGTATTGGTGAAGATATTTTAAAAAAGAGAAATATTGTAACTGTAACTCCTGAATTTGTTGACCCAAATTATCTTTTTATAATTATTGATGCAAAAATTGCATATGATCCAAGAAAAACAACAAGAACTGCCGAACAAATTAAAAGTTTGGCAAGGAGTGCAATTCTAAATTATAGTACAACAAGTCTTGGTAAATTTGATCAATATTTTCGTTATTCTAAATTAATGAGAATCATTGATGATTCTGAACTTGGAATCACAAATAGCAATATGACCATTGCAATGAAAAAGAGAATTAAACCAGTTCTCAGGGTTGAAGGAACATATAGACTCTTTTTTGATAATCCCATATATAGACCACATGAAGGACACATTAATGTAATTCAATCATCTTTATTTACATATAGAGGTGTGCCAAATTGTATGATTATTGATAGAGATGGTTATTTAATGATTGTTGGCAGTCAAAATTCTTATGGAAATTTGTCACCCACTAGTCCCTCTGTTGGCCCCCCTATTTCAATAGGTGGAGTAATTGTAGAAGAAAATAGCAATGTTGGTGAGATTGATTATGAAACTGGTGAAATGTTGATTAGAAAATTTAGGCCTAATTCTATTAATGATGGTTCTAATTATATTTACTTTTCGGCAAAACCTAGAATTCAAGATATTATTCCAAAACAAAATACTATTGTTACGATTGAACCTAATGATATTACATTGACTTGTATTGATGACACAGATAGAGTTGTTGAAGATAAAGTTCGTGGATATTAACATCGGGAGAAAATGATATATTATGGGAGTTATTAGAACTGCAAATGGGCATCAGACTTCCCTATTGGTGCGGCAACATGTTCCTGAATTTGTTGTAGCCGACCATCCACAATTTATTAATTTCGTCGAAAAGTATTATGAGTTCATGGCAAATAATACTTTGATGGCCACAGCTAATTCTGATGTATATTATTATGGTGCAGATACCGCATCAAAGATTTTGCAAGATATTATGGATGTTGACAGAACAGATTTTGATCAATTTATAGAGTTCTTCAGAAGACAATATGGATATTCGTTTCCTCAAGACGTATATCCTGATGGTAACAGAGCAACTCTTTATAAAAATATGGTTGATTTTTATCGTGCAGTCGGTACAGAAGATTCTTTCAAGATGCTTTTTCGGCTTTTGTATAATGAAGATATTGAAATTTATTATCCAAGTAAAGATATTTTAATTGCCAGTGGTGGAAAATATAGCAAAGGAACACGAGTCAAGGTAAATTATACTGATAATTTAAATGCAATTAAAAATAAGATGCTTGTTGGGGTCACATCTGGAGCAACAGCAACCATAGAAAAGGTTGTGGTTCTTCCTAAAGGAAGTGATTCGTTTGTCAGTGGAAATATAGCAAATGATGATGTGACATTTGCCAGTGGTGTTGGTGTGGACCCCTTTGCAAATTCAGAAATTCATGATACCATGAAATTTGTGGAACATGGCACTCAAGTTGCATTCATATATTTGACTGATTCTGTGGGTAAGTTTGATTATTTTGAAGATGTTTATTATACTGAAGGTGGTGCCGCAAATACTTCTGTTGCATCAAACACAATTATACTTCCGTCTATTAAACAAATTATGATGATTGATAGGTTTAATTATAGAAGCGCAAATTCTATAATTTCGCCTTTTGATGGAAAAATGGGAAATCGTCGTGCAGATAGCACAAATCCTCCTTGGGGATCAGCAAATCTCATATTTGGTTATTCGGCAAATGGCGGATATCATGGAGATTATATCAATTACGGAAATACTGGAATTTGGCATACCACAGGAACCGGGACAGGAGAAATAAAAATAGCAAATATTGTTTTTGGTGCTTCTGGTGGAAGAGTTTTAGAGATTGGAAATAATAATGTTTCGACAGCAAATGGAGATATGCGACAATTTGTATATTCAAAATTAATGGGAATTCGTGGCGAAGATAATCTTTATCGGTTGTCAATACGAGCAAGAGATTTGGGCGGAAATTCTTCATATTCTGTTGCAACCGGAAATCGGTTTTCGGCAGGAATTGCATTGTTAGACCATGCTAGATATATTCTTGGTGCAGATGGATATGCAGATTCTTATGATGAGGCTTTTTGGTTTGCTTCTCACAAGCAAGCCATAGATGATGAATTTTATATTTATCAAACATATTTTAGGGGAAGAGAAAACACGCGGTCAACAGGAAATCCATACTTGGCAACCAATTATGGCAGCGGCGGAAGAACCGACCTTCCAATCAAAGATAGATATTATAATTCGGCACAAAAAGCACTTGATGGCGAAGTTCGGATGCCATTTAATGCCACATATATTCTCCCGACGTTTAAGGTAAATGAACCTGCAAATGGGGCATCTTTTTCTCAGGGAATAACACAGATTGATTTTATCTCTCTTGAAGAGATGACACCAATGCAATCTCAAGAAGGACGTAGAACTGGTTTTTATACAGACGATTCAAGTTTACTTTCTAGTTCTTCTCATTTGTATGACGGTCATTATTGGCAATGGCACGCATATGATATTAAATCAAAGCAACAATTAAAGGATTATGCTACAGTTGTCCGTGAGTCGGCGCATCCTGCTGGAATGAAAATGTTTGGAACAATGATTTCTGAAAGTTCTGCAAATGGTGCAATTGAATCAATCGAAAATAACTTATCAGACACCTTCTCTCCAGACCAATTAAATTCTCTTGCAGGATGGTGGAAGGCAGATGCCATTGGTCCGAAAAATATTGAATGGCGTAAATGGTCTGCCGATACCACTTCCAATGGAGATTTTGGAACCATCAAAAACAGAATACCTGCTGGTGCCACCGATGGGTTGTCTAAATTTGAACCCAGTACCCTTGATTATCTTGAGAATTATAAAGATCAGACCGTCAGATGTTTGCTTTCTTTTGAAGCCGACAGTTCTCCGATAGGCGGAAGTCAAATTGCAAGGGTTACTGATTGGCATACGTCAGCTGGCCCAAGTGTAACTTTTAATGGGGGACCACAATCGGGGATTACCACAACCCAGGACACAGATCAATTTTATACAAATTATCATTGGCCAATGGTAATAGAACCACATAAAAAGTGGTTGTTTAGTACATATGCAAGAACCAGTAATATTATAACAGATGGCTCTGCCGACAGACACATAGTCAGAGCAGGATTTCAAATTTCTAACACTTCAGGGCATTTATATAGTCCTATCTCACAAGGATCTTATAGCGAAGCTGCCGATGCCGAAAATACATGGAAAAGGGTGTCATCTCTGATTGATGCGTCTGCACGACCGGAAACAAGAGTTGCATTACATCTTACTCTTCCAGACAGAACAAAATGGGCAGATCTTGGTTTGGCAACAGGAAATACTACCACAGATTTTGATGGTTTTATGATTGAAGAATATATTCCAGAACTTCATGGAACCAGCGCACCATATACACCATCTCCTTTTGTTGTCCCTGGAATGGGCGGGTCAAATGTACACACATGGCGAGATTATAGCCCAAACAAACATCATCTTCATGTAAATACTCATGGCGGAATTTTTCATCATCCACAGTGGATTGCCAATGCAGTTGGCGGAATGCCTGCCGTTCGTTTTTCGGCAAATACAGTAAAGAATAATGCCAATGTGTATCCATTTAGTTCCATTGGCGGAACAGTAAATTCGATTGCACTGAGTCTTGGAGATTCAACGGCATTTATTCCTCCGACTTCTGGTTTTCAATCAAGTCCAGTTTCAAATTCAGAGTATGGGGTGTTGGGTGGAACTCTGGCCAATCCTGCTCTGCCAATACCAGTTTCAAATACATGGACAATCATGGCAGTCGTCAAAACAAATCTTGGAGTCAATGCAACATCCTATGACACCACACTGAACCCGACTATTTTCAATTCTGGTTATGCCGGAAATAGAGATTCAATTGCTCATGTTCCCAACAATTCGAGAGGAAGTATGCATCTCGGATATGATGTTGTCGGAGATGTTGGTGCATTGGAAACCACTATTCCTGTAAATACATATCAGGTCATTCAAGCCAACACTGTTGCAATAACAACTTTTGCTCCTCATTCTTCTGCAAACACAGAGAGTTCATTTAGAATTGTTGGCGTGTCAGTAAATGCTGCATCTGGTGCCGGGTTTGGCGATCTTCTCAATTTCCACATAGACGGAAGAAGATTTTCAAATTCAGAAGTGAACAATTCACGATCAGATTTGAGTCTTGCCGCATTCGATTGGAGATCGCAAAACAACTTTGTGACTTCAATTGGGAAGTGGAAGCCCACACGAAAGGCATTTTTTCCGTTTCCTGTATATCCAGAAGCCAATGGAATCATGGGAGTCGGAGCAACAGGGAATTTAGTATTCTTTGTGAATTGTTCCAATACAAATATTCTTCCGACACAAACAGAATTTGGGCCACTGGGTGATGTGCAGCTATTTAATTCAGGAGGTGTTGATTTTGTTGCTCCTCATACTTCAACCGGAAACAATACAGTAAATGGTTCGGTTATTCCTCTTGCGGCTGTATCAGGAGTTGGATCATCAGGAGATTTGAACTTTGGTATTCCATATGGAGACAGCAGTTTATCAATATTTACACCATATGAAGGTATCACACAGGTATCTCAAGTGGTAGGAACTGGAAACACCGATGCCTATCTTATGTATTCACACACAAATGCTGTTGCAAGATTTGGTATAGCCGAAGGAGAAGTCAGCACTTCGGCATTTGGAACTCATAAACATATTATTCCAGTTGAATGGGATTCTGCAAATAATTCATGGTATGCCATATATAACGCGACCATCAAGACACCTGCTCCTTATACTGGTACGATAGGCGTACCATTTGTTCCTGATGCAGCCAATGGAGATTTTATTGTTGCCAGATTGAGAAAAACTATTGGACTTTATGGAATCACTGATTTTGAATCTTTTGTGTTTGCAGCTAATTCTGAAAATCAGTCGTATACCGCAGGAGGAGAGCCTGGAAATTCTTTTGTTATTGCTGGTCTTAGTGAGTTCCGTAATGCAAAGAGAGAAGAAAAAGTTTTGTCAGAAAGAGCCTATTTGTCCAACACATATAATGATATCATAACAGGAACCGCAGATTGGGATGGAGATATTGCCGAGGTTCTTGTATTCAACGAAAAACTTTCAAATACAAATATTGCTTTGGTGGAAGGATATCTTGCACACAAATATAGTCTTCGGGAAAACCTGAAGCACAAGGATGACGACGGAAATGGTGGCCCAGAAGTCGAGGCATACCGATGGGAGTTTGCAAATACACATGATGGTTGGGATTTCTATGTTGCAAATACTATGGACGGATATACACACTTGCGACATGCCGAAATTGAGTATGGGACTAGTGGGTCGTCCATCCCAGAATATGTATGGACCGCAGGTGATGCAAATAATTATTTGCATATAGCCAGTCCAGATTTTGATGGATTTGGTTCTATTGTCATGGTTCAAAACACAACAACACAAATTGATGCATCTGCATATGATAAATTTGCTGTTCGTTTTCGGACGTGGGGCCCGGCGCGGGCAGATGAAGGTCGAGGTTATTTGACATGGACAAATACAGATGGCATAACAGGCAATTCAGATGCAATAACTACAAGTCAATATGGTAGTGGATGGCAAGAAGACCATATACATGATCTTTCTGGAGAAGCAGATTGGACTGGAAAAATAACAAGTCTCAAATATACCTTTGATTATGATGAATCTGGGGGAACAAGATATTATATTGACTATGCATATATCTCAGGAAACAATCATCCTCATCCATATCGTTGGAATGCTCCTCCTGCCATTGGCGCAAACAACAGTTGGCATGTCAACTACTAATTGGAGTATAAATACTATATAGTATTGTTATCATAGGAGAATAATCTTTGCCTGCACTTCTCGGAAAAAAACTTAGCGTATACAATGCAAGAGCCTTTGCGAGCATGTTTGCAACTGACGTTGAGTCGTTGTATTTGTATGTTGGAAGAACTCAACCTTGGGATGATGATACTTCTCCTCCTACACCAGAAGATACTCCTGCATATCACAATTCTATTTGGGATAAGATGGCAGGAATGATTCGTGTTCAGCCGGGCCATGTTTCTCTTGGAATTAAAAGAAATGATTGGACTTCTGGGACTGTCTATGAAAGATACCACCACGACAACACATCATTAGGGTCTAATTATTATGTTCTTGCAGGAATTGGAAATCGAGACGTATATAAATGTCTTGATAATAATGGCGATTCTCCTTCTACATCAAAACCAAATCATAAAAATTTTGGAGCAACAAGAGAACTTGATGGATATGCATGGAAATATATGTATTCCATCCCAGATACCAGATTTAAAAAATTTGCAACAGCCAATGTAATTCCAATTTTCTTGAATAGAGATGTTCCTGCATTTGCAAGCCCAGGAACCATTATTCATCTTCCAATATCTGCAAATAATACCACAGGAATTGGTTCCTTTTACAGAGGACTTGGGCATGTCAATACAACGTATTCAACAAGCGCAGTAAATGCAACAATATTTACTACTGTTCCTGCCAATACAACAGCACTTCAACTTAAAGTTGTTGCAAGTTCAGGGTTTGCGCCTGTACAAAATTATTATACTAATTCTGCTTTTATGATTACGTCAGGAAAAGCCAAAGGAACATTCAGAAGAATTGTTGCATCATATCCATTTGATAAGTCCTCTGGATCAAATCAAGATGCCGGTGGCCCAAATCAAGATGTGTCAAGCAATTTGGTTTTATCTTCTGTTGTCAGCAATATTGCAAATGGTGATACCTTTATGATAGGTCCGTTTGTTACAGCTAACCGTCGGATAGGCGGGAGGGGATTTTTGGCAATTGGAAATACCAATAGATATGGAAATATTACTTCAATTTCTGTAGTTTCAAGTGGTTCTGGATATGCAAATGGATATTCAAATGTTACAATTCAGGGTGATTATCATCAAACGTCAAATGGCCCAACAGTTTATCCAGACGGTTCTGGTGCAGATGTTGAACTTATTATTCCTCCATCTGGTGGCGGCCACGGACAAAATGTAGCAATGGAACTTGATGCCAAGTATGTTATTGTTGCTCCTGAAACAACTTTAGCCAAAGATCATGAAACTGGAAGATTTGTTGGGTATGGAAATGATTACAGACAGGTTGGATTAGTAAGAAGCCCAATGGAATCCAAGACAGGAGGCACTATTGCATATAGAACTTCTTATGATTTAAGAACAACCATATATTTTAACACCCCATCACCACTTGGTTTTGTGAAGAATCAACGAGTTTATAATACATTAACTGATGATTTAAACAATGTTTCTGGTTTAGTCTTTAGTATTTGTGGAGATTCGACCCGACAATATCTTTCTTTGACTGATGTAAATGGTCAATTTGCAAATGGCGACATTTTGTATAATAGACTTGGAGATTCTTTTACTATTTCATCTGGTAGTCTGGGTAATTATGAATATCCACTTAATAGTGGAGAGCAGCCAAAAAGTTCGGTAATTAATAGTGGAATTGCTAAATATACAGGAGAGATATTATATCATGAAAATATTTCTCCAATAACAAGAAGACTTGATCAAAAAGAAGAATTTAAATTTATTTTTGAATTTTAAAAGGGAACCTCATGCCTATCGACTTTAATAGATATCCGTATTATGACGACTTTACAGAAAGTAATTTGTATTATCGGTTGTTGTTTCAGCCAGGACGAGCAGTACAGGCGAGAGAATTAACTCAAATACAATCACTTCTTCAAAGTCAAATTGAAAAATTAGGGCAACATATTTTTAAGGATGGGGCACTAGTATACGGTGGAAAAATTAATTATGATAAAACCAATACCAAGTGGTTAGCCGTCAAGGCTCAAGACAGAAATGGAAATCCTGTTAGAATTCGTGATATATCTCCTGGGATGATTATAAGAAAAGTAACTGATTCTAAGTCAACAGATAATGAATTTCAAGGTACAATTCTTTCAGTTATTCCTGCCGAGGGTAATGACCCCAATACTATTTACTTTAAGTGGACTTCAAATTCTCCTGAAACTGAGGAAACCGAAGGATTTCTTGGAAGTGAAATTTTACAAATATGTGATGCCGTAAAGGGCGTTGAACGATATACAGTTACTACTTTAGATCCAGATACTAATGGAAGATCTATTCATTATGGGACTTGTTCGACCATAAGTGTTGAACCCGGAATATATTTTTGGAAAGGTCTTTTTGTTAATTCTCCTGGCGGAAGTATAAAGCTAGACAAATATTCTGATATAACAACATATCGTGTTGGGTATGTTGTGTCTGAACGAATTGATACAGAAGACCCACGAAGTCTTGATCCATCACAGCATACATCAAATTATTCTGCTCCAGGCGCAGACAGATATAAAGTAAGTTTAGACCTGACTAAAATTGGTAATGGTCTTACTATGGATGAAAGAATTGTTCCTGATTTTATTGAAGTCGCAAGAATTGATGTTGGAAATTTATTAACTTCTGAAAATGGTCTTGGTCGCGACATATATGCTATTCTTGGTGATAGATTAGCACAAAGAACATATGATGAAAGTGGAAATTATATTGTTGATGGATTTGATATAAAACTTACGAACAGAACCACAGCAGATAATCCAAAGCTGGTTGCAAAAATGTCAAAGGGTGTGGCATATGTTCGTGGATATAGACATACGTTAAATTATGGAAATATTGTTGGTGGGCCTGATGGAATAGACAAGGGAAGAGATGTACTGCAAGAGGATATGAATATATTAAATCGTTATGGTGATAATTTTCTTGCAGTTTATGACGAAGCAAATACTGTTTCCACACACCCAGAAAATGCAAATGGCATGTTTGTTGTTGGTTCTGGCGCAGGGCAATATACTTCAAATTCATGGTATGGAAATCGTGGAGAAGCAGTTTCAGTTCATTGTGTTCCACAACAATTGGTCAAAGATTATTCACTCGCTGATCAATGGAAATGGGAATCTACTTTGGTCGGAACTGCTCGACCAATTCAAATGTGTTATGATATCACACGGACTAAGGCATCAATAGATGCAGGAAGAACTGGAATGGTCTATGACCTTTGGCTTGGTGATTTCAAGAGTTCTCCAATTTCAAACACAACATCTGTCACAAACATTATTGCTGATGTGTCTGCATATGCAAATTCCACGTTTACGGTTTTTCATTTTGATTCACAAACGCATGGAATTACAGCAAACGATAGAATCAGCACATCCGGCGCAATTGCTTCTGATTGGAATGCTGATTTTCTTCCAATACATTCAACAAACTCAACCGCAGTTATTATTGGTGGAGTAGTGACAAGTGTTGCTTCTCCTTCCTCCAGAGCACTTACTCTATATCGAACAACAGGAAATACCAGCCCATACAAATCAATCGTTCTTGATACAGATTCTTCTGCTGCATGGAATGGTTCTTATATTGGAGCAACCATTAAGGTTGGTAATTCGACACCACACAAAATTATTGATTATATTGGGACAAGTTCTTCTGCCGAAACCAAATATAATACCAGATATGGTTTTTCAAAGAGAGGCATGGCAATACTTGATACTGCACTCGAAGAACTTCCAAAGTATGGAGATGCCTATACGTTAAATTTGAATATGAAACAGGCCAGGTCTGTTGTTTATAATCAAAACAAATCGTCAACGGGCGCCGAACAATATCCTGCGATTTTAAATCAGGCATGGAACGTTGATCCAATTAGTGGAGTTACTGGTGGAGATAGGGGGTTATTGGTTGACGAAGTATATGGCGGAAGAATTGATGGTGATGCCATCTATAATAGGCACGGAGAATCTGCTGATGGTGAAGATGCGCTTTTGTTTTCAACAGAAAGGTCTGCCGCAAAATCCTTATTGACACATGGGTCACTAGATGGAGGCTTGACCAGTAATACAGAAATTATTTATACTGAATATTCTTCTGTTCTTTGTGGGTCTACTGGCGTTGGCCAAGTTTTTACTACTCCTGTTAGCGGTAACTATAAGTTCTTTGGTCGTCCAAAAATTTATCCATACGATTCAGGTTCTAGTACGGTATCCAATATAAACCAAATTAAAGAAAATTTCGCTCTGGTCAACAAGACCACAGGAAAGGTTTTGACGAGTGCCATAACTCAAATTGTTGTTGTAAATGGCACTTCGCCTACTCTTACAGTAACACTTCCGGCTGCTGTTCAGTTTACAGCAGGGCAAGAGTATGTTTTGAATTTTCCTGTCAAAGCCGAATTTGCAGAACCTGCCTACAAGAAATTAATAAAGGCAAATACTACGCATTCACTAGTTTCTACTTCTATACCGGCTGATGGTGTTTTGACAGATTATGACAATGGGCATGTTCATATTGCAGAAGGAGATTATGCAAATACTTCTGGCACCAGAATTTCTCTTCGTAAACCAGATGGATTTAAGTTGCATAAGGTTGTTCATCAATTTAAAAATAATCAGGCAAATACTGACATTGCAAATTCAATGTTGAATGTTATTGATAGATTTGATTTTGATACAGGACAACGAGACATGTTCTATGATAATGCTTCTATTATCCTGAAACCTGAAGTAGATACTCCTACCGGAAATCTTATGATTATTTTTGATCGTTTTATGCGAATGGATAATCCAAAGGGAGAGTCGCCATCAGAAAATATAGATTCCCCTGGTTATTTTTCTGTTGATTCGTATCAATATACAACAGATCTGACGCTTGATCATTCGCCTAGTCAGGCTGCATTTACTCCGGGTATGAATGTGGTAGGAAACACTTCGGGTGTTTCTGCATATGTCATGGATTATGCCAACACGAGCGGAAGTGGTGCATATGCAAAGATGAGAGTACAAGATGTTGCTGCGCCTTCTGGCGTAACCCCTTCCTTTATTGTTGGCGAGACAATTGATGGCTTTAACAAAGGGACTGGCGCATTAATTTCTGGTAAAATCGTGTCAATTGTTGAAGCCGATTTGAAGTATAGTGAAATTCCTGACTACAAGAGTCGTGGCAAAGTTGTATATCCGCTTCGCAATAAACTTGATTTCCGTGCCTATGTATCTTCAAATGGTAGAGTGAGCGATACGATTTCAGATTCAATTATGCCGCCAATTCCAACTCGTTCGAGCATCAATGCAGGAAGAATTTCGGAAATTCTTTCTGGGCCAGCAAGTACCCCAATGACCACAAGCATTAAATTGGATCATTTTGCCGGAAGAATTGATAAAGTGGTGTTGACGGATTCTGGTACTTATACTACCATCAGGGGAAATCCGGCAGTTACTCCATTTCCGCCAAGGGATGACCAAGATGATAAGGCATTGACCTTGTTTACTTTGCAAATACCTCCGTATACATTTGATCCCAAGCATGTGCAAATAAAAGAAAATACTGCACGACGACACACAATGAAAGATATTGGTCGGCTTGCAAAGAGAGTAGAAAACCTAGAATATTATGTTTCGTTGAATGCCTTGGAAAAGGCTGCCACTGATTTGGATATTACATTTGCCGATGGAACTTCAAGATTTAAGAATGGAATTGTTGTTGATAACTTTGCTGGATTTGGTGTCGCAGATATGGAAAATCTTAAAGCTTCTTTGGGCAAGGGAGTTCTTCGTCCACCTGTAAAAACATATGATGATTATGATGCTCCAGGGAGCATTCCATTGCTTTCATATGCAGTTGATGATAATTCAGATCTTAATCGAGGCACAAGAAGATATTATACTGTAGACGGAGATCTTGATGGAATTGGAGATGTAATTACATTGGACTTTACAGAAATGCCTTTAATTACTCAGCCCGTTGCCACAACAGCAGAAAGCGTCAATCCATTTGACCTTCAAAATTTTACAGGAGAAATAATATTGACTCCTGATTTTGATAGATGGATGGATGTTGAAAAAATTCCTGAATATAATTCATTTTTGAATGGTGTTCTTGATAATATTGCAGGCGTGGATGAAAATTCCACAGCCACCGAAATTTCAGATGCCATAAAGAGCATGGATGATTTTTGGTCAGATATTATGGGAACCAATAAACTTGGTGAAAATATTGAAGGTACAGTTTTTTATAATCCAGATGAAGACTTAAACACACAAACATATGCAAAGAATATTGAATTGGGCAGTGTCCGAGATCAATATTTGAATACTGCCACGATTGATGCCGCAATTGCTCAACATGGATTAACAGATGGATCAACTCAAAATATTAAAATTCTTCCTTACCTACGATCAAGAGATGTTATTGTTCATGGCGAAGGCCTAAAACCAAATCATCGTAATGCCATTCGATTTGATGGTATTAGTGTTGAATCATATTTTGGTCAAGCAAATAAGATTTTTATGGTATACAATCCTTTGACTGACACCAAGTTTCAGCCGAGCGTGGATGGCAGATATGAAAAAATTAAATTAGAAGGTTCGGGTGCCGTTGCAAATGCTGTTCTTATTTCAGTAAGAGAACCATACTATCGGGATTCGCAGACAGAAGGGACAAATAGAATTATGGTAGGATATATTGTTCCTGAATTTGATGCAGAAACCGGAAAGGTTGATTATACCAATCGTGTTGATGGATATTATGGAACTGGATGGGATGCCACTAAAATTGCATCGGGTGGGTTCCAGGGATATTCTGCCAGAACAATTACAGGATATAATACTGGAGCCACGGCAAGCTTAACGGTCGGAGGAACCCAACACCTATATAATGGGCATTATACAGGAAGTGTACGAAATTCTACAGGAAATACAACTCACATTGAATTGTCACCTGATGCTCGTAGATATATTGATGGGAATTTTAGAAAAGAGTCTACGGGCGCTGCAACTTCTTCTATGATTAATTTTACTGGTATCCCTTTGAATTCCAGAATACAAATTGTTTCTGGTGCCGGGGCTGGCCAAGAATGTATAGCAAATGGTCTGATATATACAACTTCTGGTGGTTCTCCGGTTCTTGAATTAAAAGCCTCTGCTGCCGGAAGCACTGGATTGACACAAAATATTGATTCGACTAGTGTATATACCATTGGAATGAAACAAGTCAATCCAACAGTTCATGATTATGGAGTCACACAAATTGCAGACATTACTTCAAAAACAAATCATTATGGAGAAAAGATTGGTGTGCTTCATATTCCATCTACTTCAAAGGTATCATTTACTGCTGGAAGAAAGCTTGTAGAAATTATGGACAGGTTCAGTAAGGAAGAATGGCTGGTCAGTAGTTATGCTTCTGCATATTATTTTGCCGAAGGAACTGAACGAGAAGAAGTTGAAGCAGCACATGTGAGATTAGACCTTTTGAAAGAAATTAGAAGTAAAATGAATTTGTTTAGAATTAGTGACCACCCAGAAGATCTCGGATATGTTCCTGCCAGTAATTTGATTGATGGAGCAGAAGGAAAATTGGCAGTTTGTTATGGAATTGAAGTTGCAAATGGAACATGGACGGCAAAAGCAACACATGATATTGACTATATTGAAGGTGGTGGTGAATTTGGAACAATTAATGACACAGACCAAGAAAGATTGAATACTACATTGACAGGAGTTTGGGCACTCATCAGGGATCAATATCCAAGTATTTATGCAAAATACTTTGAGAGATGGGGTGCTCTACATGAAGAAGAAGTTGCGGCTGGATAAATATAAGAATATTAAAGGAATTAGGAGAACATAAATTATGCCGATGCACACTTCGGACACCAGACTTAATCATATGGATTGTTTGGCACAATTAGGCTGGTTGCAATTTGATACTACCCATATGGGCGAACCTGATGGATATCTTTTGACACCATGTTGTGTACACGGATATCGAGGTGTCTATAGTCCACGATTTAAACTGGAATGGCATCGAGTAATGTCTGGAGTTCAAACGCCGAAGCCTGTTTGGACCGGAGGTCCGCGCCCCACGGGGTCGGGCGGCAGCTACACTATTCGCAACGCGCGCCGAGCGAACCAGCTTGCCTGGGATCGCCTTCGGGCGAAATACGAGGAGGAGCTTGCGCTATGGGAAGCAGAACAAGCTTCTGGAAGTTATGAAAAAAAATGGAATTGGACTGATGCGACTGGTGGAGATCAGGCTAGTTATTTTACGAGAGAACAGATAGAAGGCAGAGAAGGAAGTTGGGTTCTTGTTGCAGGGGCACAGGCAAGTGGCCCGAATGACGAGCCAGTTGACGCACAGGCAAAATGGTGGATAACAACACAAACAGATGTAGATACAATTGAAGAAGAAGCTGACCCGGTTATGTATGGTGGAGATCTCCTTGCTGGCGCAGCGGCAGGGTATCTTGGCGGAAGATACGGAGATAACCGGGGCGGTGGAGATTATTTAGGAAGAGAATTTTGGTGGAGAGTAAACCGCCGGTCCCATGCCACAAAAGGAAATTATATTCCTCAGTTAAAACGATGGACAAAAGAACATCAAAATTCAGGATTTATGGGCCATGGAACTGTTGCGCTAGAATCCGAGGGCGGCCGCCCTTTTACTACGGGGCGTGAAGCCGAAAGAGTTGCTGGCGGCACTGCGATGCATCGCGCCGCAGGGGGAATTTCAGATCCGGGCCTTGGAGAATCTTCAGGGCTTCCGACACTTCCTGGCGGCGCCAGCCGCTCCTCCGAGGCGGGGTCGTTTTCAAGAGATACCGTTTGGTGGGTCAAATATGGAAATCGAAATTTTCTTGGAATTGTAGAATGTGCTGATGGAATTGGTACCGACCAAGATCGTGATGATCATAATTATCACGGAGATGGATCAAATTGGCGCGGAACTGGTAGTTTTGATCCAGACATCAACACTATAATTCCTCCTGATGCACAGGCAGCAGGTGGATATATTCCCAAGCTTAATTTTTGGGCAGGAGATGTTCGTGGTGTTCAGGGATTGGCACAAACAGATGCAGATGGAAATATTATTGGTGCCGTCATGACTGATCCGGGGGCAACCGTATTTACAGACCTTGATTCTGGCACTTCACCAACACCGCCAAATGTTGGAGTAAGTATGCCTGGGCATTATCAAGGGTTTTCTGCCACGGCATTAATAACAACCGAACCAGAACAAATTAAATCTGTTCTTCCTGGGTTATTTAAAACAAAAGAAGAAATGATGGCTGAAATTTGTGATGGATATAATGATCCAATTGCACAGACATTTCTTATTAATGGCAATGCACATCAAGATGGTGTATTTATCAATAGTGTTGATATTTGTTTCCAATCTAAACCAGCATGGGGCACTTCTGTTCTTCCTGTATATTTGGAAATTCGCCCTACAATAAATGGATTTCCACATGCAGAAAAAATTATTGTGTCAAAGCTACTTGATTGGGATATGACTAAAGTTGCGCCTGGATATAGAGAAGATCTTGTGGGCATTTTAAATTCGACAGATCCGACTTCTGATCCAACACTGTCACAAATTTCATATCCAAATTTTAATCAGGATGATGCATATACAAAATTTAGTTTTAACTATCCTGTATATTTGGAACCCGGAGAATATGCAATTGTTATTCGATCCAATGACAGTAATTATAAATGTTGGATTGCAGATACCAGAGGAGAAGCTGTTGTCAATGAGGGGTCTTTGATGCAATTTGCTGATGAGTTGATTCAGCCAATTAGTACAACATATTCAAAGCAATATGGCGGAACATTCTTTAGATCACAAAACGGAAGAACATGGACTCCTGACCAATATCAAGATTTGATGTTCAGGATTAATAGGTGTGAATTTGGAGGAGCATCAAAAATAAATCCCGAAACAGGAACTCTTAAACTTGGTGGAGACATAAGAGGAGCAGAATTTGAATATGACAGACTTAAATTAAATACAATTTCAATATTAAAACCAGATACCGATTCAACAAGAGTTAGTGGAACATTAAAGACGATAACAGTTTCTTCTGGGGACACAACACCATCGGCAATTGGTGGAGAAGTTGGAAAAGTATTTGGAGAAAAATCAGAAGATACCAGAGATATGCCCGAACCCATGAAATATATTGCATCCAAGCAACCTAAAGACTCTTCAATTCAAGTGGAAATAGAGTTAAGTACCGAAAATCGAAAAGTTTCTCCGGTCATAGATACCAGAAACATTAATGCCATTCCTCTTAAGAATTTAATCAATGATGGTTCTTTGAGCACAACAAACATTCAACTACAGAATGGTGGATCTGGATATGCAGTAAATGATACAATTGAAATTACCGGGGGAGGAAGTACCGAAAAGGCTATTATTACAATTACTGCTGCCCCGGATGGAACGATTTTAGAGGATGGTTTTTCGGTGACTACTGCCGGAAAGGGATTTCATCATTCTGAAAATGTTGCATTTACTTATAAGGATGATGGCGGTGGCTCTGGAACTGGAGCAATCTTTGAAGTTCTTTCCGAAGAAGGAACAGAAGGTGGAAATTCATTGACAAGATATGTTACTCGCCCAATTAATCTTGCCACCGGAATGACGGCAAGAGGATTGAAAGTTTTCTTGACTGCACAGCAATCTTATGGTTCCAGAATTTATGTTTATCACAAGGTATTGGCAGAAGAGGATTCAGAAGATATTAAGAGAAAGAAATGGAAGTTGATGAAACAGACAACACCCGATGCCGATTATTTTAGTGGAAGTGCATCAACAATGGAAGCACCAACGGCAATATCTGGTGGCCTTCATGAATATGTTTTTGATTCTGATGAGCTTATTACTTATACTACCAACGATGGTAATACTTATGATAGCTTTAAGACCTTTGCAATTAAAATTGTAATGCAGGCATCCAATACATCAAAGCCTCCTCTTGTGAACGACTTCAGAGCAATTGCAGTATTTTAAATTGTATGGCGAATGAACATTTAGTAAAAACAGACAACCCTGAATACATGAAAGACGAAAAGTCTGGAGCATTGGTTTCTACAGACCTTGTTGCCTTCAAGAAATTTAAATTACAACAACAGCAATCAGAGAAAATAAAAAATCAAGAAAACGACCTAAATAATATTAAGTCTGATATATCTGAACTTAAAGATGAAATGGGCGAAATAAAGGATTTATTAAAACAATTTTTGACAAAATAGGACGTTTTGATTAATGCCCAAGTTTGAATCACCAATAAAAATTAGTTCTATTAAAAGCCTATCCGGCAACACAACACTCCTTCATCTTGGTGATGACAACCGAGTTGGTGTTCTTACAGATGCGCCCGAATCCGAATTACATGTTGATGGCACAATTACTGCAACAGGTCTTGTTGTTCCTCCTTCAATTATTTCTGCTCAGGGAGATTCTGCTACCACTTTTGGTTTTAATCCAAATTTTACTGAGTGGAATGGGCCTCCAGACAATAGCCCCAATGTTGCAAATGGATACTCACAAACAGGTGGTGGAGTAGTTCAACGATCATCAATATCAAATCTTGGTGGTTTCTCTGCAAGATTTCATGATAATGGTGATGTCGTATGGTCAAGAGAAGTACCATTTCAATCGCCGCTATATGCCAATGTATTTATCCAAGGCACATTTACTTATAAATTTGATGGTTGGTCTTCTGGCGAACCAGGCCTTGCGGTTACATTAACTTCAAGACCAAAGGCATGTACTGATTACACGTCAATGACAAATACATTTATTGTTCCTACATTTTCAGAAAATCGCTCTACTGCAAAGGATTGGCAAACAGGAACTTTTCGAGCACATACTCCCGGCAATCGCGAAATAACACATCTTAAAATTGAAATTATTTCTACTTCTGCAACTACTTATGATTCAGCTACAGTTGGGGTCAATAATGACGGGGGAGCAGGCAATTCAACTATACTTGGCAATGAAGATAACATAATAGATTATGATTGGTATGTGGATGGATTTGATTTCTCGTTCATGCACCCAGACATGCGAGTTGATCAACAAGGGAGAATAACTGGCGCACATATTGCTGCTGCAACAATTGATGATCTTCACATCAGGGATATGATTTCGTCTACTTCTTCTTTGATTAAAAACGATGCTGGTTTATCTGTTCAGGGACTAGTTGCAAATACCACTCATGCAGATGGTTGGAGTATTGCCAAATCTGGAGAGATCAAGGCAACAGACATTAAAATATATGGACATGACGGAACAGTTCTTATTTCTGGTAGAGGAGATACAGACGGAAAGCCCAATCCATTTGCAGAATGGCGGGCAGCCGAAGATCCTGCAAACAGACCATCACTTTCCGATTTAGATCCTGCCGCATCAACATATCTTTATGGTCTTGCATTTGAAGAGAGCAATAAGACTTCGTTGTTGGCAAACATTAGTTATCTTGCCACAAGCGGTCTTGATTCTGATACGTTTTCTGCAAATGACCATTCAATACATTTTGCGAATGTTGTCTCTGGTGCCGCAGGCGCAGATGGAACTGACCTTGCAAATGGTTTCATTACATTCAATGGAATTACCACCAATGCTCCCCCTGGTTCTATCTATACATCAACAGATGCCACAATTATCAGAAACCAAGATGCATATATTTTGTTTCTTGCAAACACCCAAAAATGGGACACAAACATTGGTGCCCAACAAAAATATCATGCCAATACATTGCTCGGCGAGTTTGGGCTTTATGTATTGGCAACGCCGACTGTTGGTGGTTGGTTGTATCATCCACATGGAAACTCAACATGGTATACAATTGATTCCACACAGTCTGGAAATGACCTTCACGAAAATGACTTTTTGGTCATTGGTAGAATTGGAACAGATCCTACCGGAAAGATTCGTGCAGACAAAACATATCTACAACCACCAAAAAATCCAGACTCAATTACAATTCCAGAAAGAACAGGAACATTTGCTCCAATTGGAATTACGGCAGGCGGTGTTCTCTTTGCAGACATTCATTTAAATCAATGGAACCATACTGCAAATGCTGGCGAAATACAATTTACAAATCGAAGAAATAGTCCAAACACAAGATTTGCCTTTATTCATCCCGGCACAGACGACCCGGCAGACAGCATAATATATACAACCAATGGTGCCTATGGTGTTCTGACAAGTCTCGAAGATTTCCCTGGTTCTCGATATATTACTTTTATTGGAGCAGATCAGAGTAGATTTACATTACAGACCGGGCACTCTCCTGATTTTGTTGCAGCATTTCCTATTGGAGATAAGTGGTTTTATAATCAGGACGAAGGAAAGTTTGCCGAGTTTACTCCAGATGGCCGTGACTGTATTGTTGCGCGGGTTGATTCAAATGGGTCTGCTGTTTCTGCATTTCCTTCAGACTCGTCCGCACTTACAAATATCTACAGGTATGCAGAACGAGAAACAATAACTGCCGAAGGCGCAACACTTTCTGAGTTGATTATTGATCCGCCCAGAGGAATGGCATCTGGTGGATTGGTTTTTGCTGAATTGACAGTCAATAAAGAATTCAAACAATCTGATGATACTTTTGTTTCTAATGCTGGTTTTATTGCCATTACAAATTCAATAAACGATCCAAAAAATGAATTTTATGTAATTCATCCGACCAATGGAAACAATTGGTTGGTAGATACTGTTGGTCGTGGTGTTGTCACAAGCCTGAAACCAACTGTTAATGCATATGGAACAAGACACATTGCGTTTGTTGGAACAGACACAACAAGATTTGCTTTGCCATCAGATGCATATGAAAATGTATCAAATTCTTTTGTTGCAGTTCTTGAAAATGATTCTCAAGGACACCCAAGAGCAGATGGAAAATGGTATTATGATAATGGAGCCAATGTGTCAAGCACATTTACGCCTGATGCAAATGACTTTATTATTGCAACGATTAATTCATTTGACCCTGACTCTGATGGAATTGACCAAATTACTCAATGGTCAGCACCAGAGGGGCAAATTATTGTTGATGGCGTTACAACAACCATTACAAGTCTTCGGAATTTATTAAATTCAAGAATTGATTCCACAAACGCAGCCGTAACTTTTGCCATAGATTCTGCTGCCAATGCATATGCAAATGCTGTTACTGCACAAGGTACTGCTGCTGATGCATCTGCAAATGCTGCACAGGCATTGGGGTTGCTAGATGGTGCCATCACAGTTTACTTTGAAGAAGAAGGTGGTCATTTTGTAAATGCAGTAGGAACTGGTGGATATGGTTATAATGATCTTTGGATTAATGTCAGCCCGTACAATGAATTTATTGATGGTTCTTGGTCTTCAAATGCAATCTTTAGATATGCAAATACTTTTGGTGGATTTGATTCTCCTTTGGTATGGATGCATGACAGCGAAAACCTACAAGGACGAGCATATCTTGCAAGTCTTACTGCAAGGCAGTTTGCAGACCGGGCAACAACAATTTATTATATGGATAGAATTAATTCTTCTGCTCCATTTTATGGGCCAAACGTTGCAATACTTACAGTGTCCGGTCCAGATTTGGCAGCCGGAAAGATAAGACTCAATACTAATCCAGAAGGCGATTTTTGGTATGATACGACCGACGATGCTATTGAATTCAATCGTCCTTATGTTTATAAAACGAACACTTCTTTCAGTACCAGTAATGCATATGGTCTTTCTCTTCAGCCTCCGGTTTCTGGATATGCAAATGGAATTGGAACAACAGGAGAATGGTCGCAGACTGCTTATATTGATGCCGATTTTAATCCTGCTTTATCTCCAACTGGATGGTATGACATAAGAGACACCGCAATTTCGACAGCGACTGATCAGGCTGCAAGAGACAGTGCAGCAAATGCATTGGCACAGGCAGCAAATGCACAGTTTGCTGCCGACAGACAAATTCTTGCATTCTTTCAGGTTGAATCAGATGTTCCGACTGCAACCGGAAATGGCGATGTTTGGATTCATACAGACAATGCAATCAAAACAGATGGAACCAAAAACACTGGTGCAATTTTTGTTGCGAACACAAAACCTTCTGGTTCATATAATGCCGGTGTTGACCCAACAGGATTTCAAAATTACTGGTATGAGGCACCAAACAATGCCATCGGGCTTATGTATTTACATAGTTATTCGGCGGGTGTCTCTGGAGAATTTGAACACGGCACAAACATCATGCCGAGAGGGTATTCTCTCTTTGATGCCCCTGCGAGTGATTATGAATTTTCTACCCCCTCGGTGCCGAATACCAGAGAAACTGAAGCTCCGTACTTCTTCGGGCAGGCCCCCGCCAACGCGGGTGCGGGGAAAGGTTTTGCTAATTTATATATTGATTCTTCTGGTTATGTGGGAAGTAATAGTCTTTTTGTTCGTGGAGTGGATTCTTCTTGGCATCGCGCAGGTTCCATTTTATCTCTTGGAGATGTAGATCCAAGCACATGGCTGTCCGATTTAAATACCTTTGGAATTGATATTCCAAAAGGAAAGAAATGGATATTTTCGTGGCATTGGAAAACTTCTAATTTATATGTGTCAAGTGATGCCGATGTTGCCAACAGGACTGCAAATCTTGGTGTAGGTTTTCGTGTTGGCAATAGTACACATGCGGGAAGTTGGGTAGAAGCATCGAGTGATATGTGGGGTTCTATAAATCCACAAAAAAATCCAAAAGAAAAAGATGTTTGGCAGCGGGATTATCATGTTTTAGATTTTACTTCCCCCGACTCCTATGATGATCCTGGTGATGGCGAGGGCATCATTCCAGCTAATGAAATTACCAAAATACATCCAGTATTCGTTTTAAAGCGAGTAGATATTGCGGGCGATCCAAATTGGCTTGTAAATCGTGAACAACATTATAATATTGACGCAGTTCAATTAGAAGAAGTTCCAAATACAGTATTCACTCCATCACAATTCAAAGAACCCTCAGATGATTCTGCAATTGTATTTGGCAGAGAAATAACAGACGGGAAGATTGTCACACATTATTATGATTCGGGAACTTCTGGTTACGGACCAGTTCCAAATACAACGCCAACCGGATATCCAAACCCACAGCCACATGGAGATTTCTGGGTAGATACCGGCAACAATAATATTATTTTCCGATATCATCAACAAAATCCTCTCAATGGTGTAATTCCTTCTGCCCAAACAATTCATTGGACAGCAGAAACAAATGGAGATGGATGGTATACCACAGAAGATTTGAGAACCGGCAATGCACTCTCGACTTCTTATGATGCCCTGGCCAATGCAGCAACGGCACAGGCTGCTGCGGACAGAGAAATCGTTGCGTTCTTCCAGACTGATGTTCCAGAAGCAACTGGTAATGGTGATGTTTGGATTGACACAGATAGTTTTGCAACACTGAATACGAGTTCAATATATGTTGCATTCAGCAAAGGGGCAACAGCAACAGCAGCTAGTCCTGCTCCCGACAAATGGTATCCATCACCAACAAGTGCAATCGGTCAAGTATACCTCAATGCCTATCTTGCAGAACG